AGAAACAGATTATGCAGGACAATAATTTTAAATAGTATTTATTATGAATATTGATTTTAAGAAATTTAAAGTGTACGATACTTTAGATAAAACAACACCTATTATATTAGATATATCTAAAGAGTTAGCTAACGGTTTATACAAGACTGCACAAGGTATAGATGGTCACGCTTTAGCATTAAAAATATATAATTCTACAGGTGAGGAAGATTATAATGATCTAGAAATAGAGTTAATAGCTAAATATGCTAATCAATATGGCACTCCTTTCTTTATAGATGCTTTAAACAGTATTAAGAATGAACAATCAATTACACAATCAGATCAAACAGCTGAGTGATAGAGAACTACTAGAGGGCATCTATTAGATGCTCCTAGTAGTAATGTAGGAACAATTAATCAGCGATAGTAAATAGTTAGGTATAAATGTTATAGCTGATTTATTAGTAGATAATATGTATAGAAATAGAGAAAGAAATGAAAATAATAACAATGCGCCATATCTTGGGCAACAAAGTATTGCAATATGATGTTGATGACAGAGGAGTTATCGTAGATGAGAGAGAAATTGATAGAGACGATATGTCAAAGCCTGTAGATGTTTATGCGGTAAATTTTAATGACTGGAGACCGCATCCCTGTAAATCTGATATAATTATAACAAGCACCTCATTTGTCATAACTAGATTTGCTACACTGAACGATACAGTAAAATGCTACATTCCTGACCAAACAAAAAATTTCCCAGGAATGAAAGTGGAAGTGAAAGGTATAGTTGACGGTCAGGAATTATACTGGGGATATAGTGCTGATGTGAAATTAGTCAATATCACATCAGACGGAACCTATGATATTCCGCCATTGGAAATTGTAAAAGGTAATCTGTCATTCAGAAACGGTAATATTGTCGGTCCTTGTAATATAATCATCACTTAGCTACCGTTACGACAGCAATAAGTTAAGTGAAACATTAAATAGCGAAGTATGGACAGAAATGAATTAATAGACAAATTAAAACCTTATTTTAAAGTAAGTGAATTAGTATGCTCTCATTGCTATTCCAAGTTTGGTGAATCTTCATGGTAGTTTATAAGTACAGAATTACTTAGTACTTTGTATATACTACGTACTAAGATATTCAACAAACCTATTACCATTAATACTTGGAAAGCAGGTGGATAGTTCTCATAGAGAGGATTACGTTGTAATATGTGTTAGTTAGTAAAGAATAAAAGTAGTATTTACTTATCTGCACACTGTTTAGGTAAAGCAATAGATTTTAATGTAAAGGATTTAGATAGTAATACAGTAAATAATATAGTAAGATAGAATGCTGAATTATTTGAATACCCTATTAGATTAGAAGCTAATACCGACGGATGGTCACACATAGATGTATACCAGCCAAAAGACTCTTCTAAGAAGCTTTTAGAGTTTAATGGATGAAGTTGTTCATTTAATAAAGAAAGTAGCTTAAAACGACTTAAAATGCGTTATGGAAAAAGAAACTATTTTATATAATATATTATATGTGGATAATAAAGCAAGAACAATTATTCCTGAAGTAGTTAATGCTTGGAATCTTACTCCACATAGATTTATTAAGTCTGGTGAAACTGTATCTATTGATATTAATCGTACTATGTATATCATTAAAGGATTTAGTTCATCAGATTATGTGCACATAGATGTAAAGTAGGATAGAATAGATATTACACTAGATCCTAATGATACTAATGCTACTAGATAGGCTAGAGTATCTTTAAATATAAGTGATCCTACTGGAACTCATAAGTTATTACAGTTTGTAATACATTAGAATTAATAATTAAAATATACGTATATGACAAGAATAACAAGAAGCTATATAGCTCCAAATCCCAAAGAGTTTGATTACTGGGTTGACTTAGCAGCAGATCCAAAAGGTAATGTAATTAAGTATTATGCAGGTAGTAGCAAATGGCTACCAATAAATGATGATACAGATAATGATCAGAGTGCTAAGATTGCTGCACTTGAATCAGGTAAAGTAGATAAGGTGGAAGGAAAAGAACTATCTAGTAATGACTTTACTGATGCATATAAAACTAAACTAGATGGTATTGCTGCACAAGCAAATAAATATGTTTTACCAACAGCTACAGCTGAAACTATTGGTGGAGTAAAGGTAGGAGCAAATATTTCTTATAGTAATGGTACAATTAGTCTTAGTAAAGCTAATGTGACTAGTGCATTAGGATACACACCTCCTACAGCAGATACTAAAGTGACTATAAATAATACTTTAACAAGTACTAGTACTACAGAAGCTTTAGCTGCTGCACAAGGTAAAGCTTTAAAAGATTTAATTGACGCATTAACTACAAGAGTTGCTGCATTAGAAACTCCAGCAGCTTAATATAACAAATACATATGGTAACGAATAGGATAATATTTTTTGCAACGTCTGTTCAACCTAATCCAGAAGAAATAGACTATTGGGTTGACTTATCTGATAATCCTTACGGTGGTAGCATTAAATATTTCAATGGAACCGAATGGGTAAGGCTGGCTGCCTCTGGTGGTACACCTGATCTTAGCAACTACTATACTAAAACACAAGTAAACAAATTGCTTAATGATAAAGCAAACATTAGTGATGTAGATAGTAAAGTAGATGATGAAGAGGTAAAAGACGTAATAAAAGATATACAGTTTAATACTTCAAATCCTAATGGCATTACTATGGTAATGTTTAAGTATGATGGAAGTAATAAAACTGTTTCAATGCCAGTAGCTTCTACAAGTTCTGCTGGTATTATTACATCTAAAGACTTCTTAGACTTTGTTAAACAACATCAGTTATAGGAACTTCATACTGAGATGATTGATACCTTTGCTGATATACGTGCAAAGTATTAGAAGAAACTCATTGCAGGTTTAAACATTGAAATTGATCAAGAAACTAATGTGATTAGTGCATCTGGTGATCTAGCTGTACAATGGAATAATATTACTGGTAAACCAGATTTTAAACCAGTAGCTACATCTGGTGATTATAATGACTTAATTAATAAGTTAAAACCAGGTAAAGATGTTAGTATTAGTGAAGATAATGTAATTAGTATTGCTATTGATTCAGATTCATTAGAACAGTCTTTAACTACTTTACAAAGTAATATAGATAAAGAAGCTGCTACTGCTCGTGCTGCTGAAACTAAATTAGGCAATGATATAGCTACTGAGAAGAATAGAGCTCAATCTGCTGAATAGACTATTAGTACTAATTTACAGAATGAAATTAATAGATCTACTCAAGTAGATACTCAACATACTAATGCTATAAACAAGGAAGTACAGGATAGAAAAGAAGCTATTGCTACAGAAGTTAGTGATAGAAATGCAGCTATCTTAGTAGAAACTAATAGAGCTAAGGCTAAAGAAGAAGAACTTGATAATAAGATTACAGATCATACTGCTGCAACTAATGCTGCATTAGCATTAAAAGCAGATAAGTCTGACACTTATACTAAGGCACAAGTAGATGCTAAATTATCTGGTGCTTATAAAGTAAAAGGATCTAGTACGTTTGAAGCTCTACCTAAAGACAACAATGTAGTTGGTGATGTATATAATATTATTAATGCGTTTAATTTAGGTGGTAAGCATTATGATGCTGGTACTAACGTAGTATGGACTGAAGATGGTTGGGATGCTTTATCAGGTTCATTTGATACTACTGCTATTGAAGGTAGTATTCAAGAAGTAGCTGATAACTTAGCTCAAGAGATACTTGATAGAACTCAAGCTGATACTACTATTAATAACAATGTGTCTTCACTTACTAATAGAGTAAAAGTGAATGAAGATAAACTTACTATTATTAATGGTAATGAATCTACTACTGGTTCTATAGCTAATGCTATTAAACAGGCTAAGTCATATACAGATACAACTGTAACAGCTGAATAGACTAGAGCAGAGAAAGCAGAATAGAAACTAACTAGTGATTTAGCTAGTGAAGTAACTAGAGCTAAAGGTGCTGAGTCTGCTAATGCTACAGCTATAGCAAATGAAGTAGAAAGAGCTACTGGTGTAGAAGAGACATTGAATAGTAATATTACTCAACTGTAGACTCAAAAAGTAGATAAAGTTGAAGGTAAAGGTCTTAGTACTAATGATTATACTACTCCTGAAAAGAATAAACTAGCTGCTATTGAAGCTGAAGCTAATAAGTATGTATTACCTGCTGCTACAGCTAGTGCATTAGGTGGTGTTAAGATAGGTAGTAATATAACATTAGCAAATGGTGGTACTATTAGTATAACTAAGGCTAATGTAACTAGTGCATTAGGTGTAGATCCTACTACTACTTATGTAAAGAAAGCTGGTGATACTATGACTGGTATACTAAATATTAAGAATTCAGAAGGAGCTCAATTAGAATTATTCAGTACTGCATCTGACGGTGGTGCGTATATGAGATTCTATCCTAACAATTAGACAGATAATAAATGGTATCTTGGTGTTGGAACTAATTAGACTCTTAACCTTGGTTATAATACTGTTACTAAAGCTTCATTTGGAGATGGATAGTTATCATTAACAACTAGTGCTAATTTAGCTCCTATTAAAACTAATTCTACTACTCTATGCACTAATCTGAATGCAGATATGGTGGATGGTGTTGATGTTAAAGATATTGAACATACATTATACATATAGTCAACTACTAAAAATTATTTAAAGATTTAGGTTAATCATAAGTATTTCCCCAATAGTTATAAAATTGTTGAATATTATGATGGCTACATTTATGTTTACTAGTTATTAATAAATGCTTATTCTCCAGAATTTACCGATCTTTAGCTCATTAGTGGAAAAGTACATACTGGAATTAAAACATTTTATGATTTGACTAAATGGTATATAGAAACTACAGAATCTGGAATGAACATATACATATATCAACCTGAAAATAGTAATTTCAAAATATATGGAGTTATACATGGAGAACCTCAATCTCCAAATGTTCAATTTAGTGTTGTTAGTTCATTACCTAGCAATGTAGTAAGTAGACATATTACATTCAATGTAACATCTTAGAATTTAGAGGAATTTGACTGGTACGGTGTATCTTGGTCAGAAACATCATCTAATCCAGATTGTACTCGTATTGGTAATATGGATATGCATGGAACACTGCCTATATAGAGTATGATGAAAGGATATATTTATTTCAAAGATGGAAATCCTTTATATAGGATGTTAAAGCTAAATGATAGTTGGACTAAATGTGAAAATTATTCTGCTGGAGGATGGAGAGATGTAAGTACTTTGTTAGAAGACAATAACGTAAACGTAATGATTAAAATACCTGAATTTTGGTGGATAGATGATTATGTAGAATCTACTGAAACACATAATTTAAAAATATGTCCACATGCCAAACCAGGATGGCATCACCATAAAGAAGCTTATGTGTCTGCATATGAAGGTTATATTGATGGAAATTATTATAGATCTTCTAAAAATAAAATACCTAGTGTTAATTTCACAAGATCTACTGTAAGACCAAAAGCAAGAGCTAATGGTTTAGGAAATTCATGGAATATATATACATATAATGAACACAGAGCTATATGTCATTTGTTCTTAGTGGAATATGCTACTAGAAATTCACAAAAGGCTGTTAATACTGAACTAACTCCTGAAGGATTTAGACAAGGTGGATTAGGTTCAGGTTGTACTACAGGAATAGCAACTATCAACGGAGCTCAAACTTGGTCGTTTATTCCAACTGGAAGTTCTGATAGTTTAGGTAGTGGTTCTGGTGAAGTTACAGTAACTATACAATAGACAGATTCATCTGGCTCTAATACTACAACTACTACAAGAAAGTGTAATAGATATAGAGGAATAGAGAATCCATTTGGGCATGTGTGGAAACACACTGACGATGTTATTAGTGTATATATTTCTGGTTACGGCGCTAGATTTTGGTATAAGTGCGATTCTCCAGATCATTTCGGTGATTCTATCTCGAATGATAATCCGTACTATAAAAATATAGCAGCAAATGCTGTAGTTACTGGATACAAAACAAAAATAGCAACTACGTCTACGTGTGACTTTTTCGCTTCATCTTGCAACAATGGTTCAGAAACAACATACTGGTGTGACTATAATTGGGATAATACGGATAGTTCATTACATTGTTTGTTAATAGGTGGTCACTCTGCTGATGGCGGCAGGGCGGGCCTATTCATTCTTAGTTCCTCTCTTGGGGTTGGTAGTTCCCATGCTGCTGATATCGGTTCTCGATTAACATATCTCCCGTGGGCGGAGTAATGACTTAATTATGCAATACGGTGTAGTTAAGTAATACCCACAGGTTGCTTCTCTAGAATTAGAACGAGTATGCATTATTAGTTTTAAGTAAAAAAGTAGTAACTCTGCTAATGGCGGCAAAGCAGGTCTATTCAATCTTAATTCCAATAATGAGGTTAGTAATTCCAATGCTAATATCAGTTCAATGAAATTGCGTATCATAATATTTTCAGTCTATCATATAATAGCCAACTACTGAGAAGGACCTTACCACTTGGTAAAAAATATAAATAATTTATTAAGGGTTAGTAGTGAAATATCGAAAGCTCTTTGTAATTTCAGACTATGAAGAAATTTAAGAATTTATATTAGAAGATAACAGATTTAGAAAATATAAAACTAGCTCACCACAATGCTAGAAAGAATAAAACTCACAGAGATGATGTAAAAAAAGTAGATGAAGATATAGAAGGATTTTGTAAGTAGATACAAGATATGTTAATCAATCATACTTATAAAACTTCTGAATATTTTACTTTTAAGTTATATGAACCTAAAGAAAGAATAATATTTAAACTACCTTACTTTCCAGATCGTATAGTACATCACGCCATTATGAATATAATGGAACCTTTGTGGATTAATTAGATGATACCTTAGACTTATAGTTGTATCAAGAAAAGAGGAATTCACAAAGTTCTTAAGTAGATATAGCATGATCTAAAAGATAGAAAGAATACTAAATACTGTCTTAAAATAGATATTAGAAAGTTTTATCCTTCAGTAGATCATGATACATTAAAACAAATAATTAGAATAAAGATTGCAGATAGAGAACTGTTATAGTTACTAGATGAAATAATAGATTCATCAGATGGAGTACCTATTGGTAATTACTTATCTTAGTTCTTTGCTAATCTGTATCTATCTTACTTTGATCATTGGGTTAAAGAAGATAAAAACATAAAGTACTATTATAGATATGCAGATGATATAGTAATACTTTATAAAGATAAAGAGTCTTTGTAGACATTACTTAGAGATATAAAGTAGTATTTAAAAGATAACTTAAAACTATAGTTAAAGAATAATTATCAGGTATTCCCAGTAGAAAGTAGAAGTATAGATTTTGTTGGATATAAAATATATCATAACTTTACTTTAGTTAGAAAAGCATTAAAAAAAAGATACTGTAAGAAGAATGCTAAACTAAATAAAAGGAGTACTAACTATAAATATTATAGAAGAAAAATGGCTAGCTATATAGGATGGTTTAAACATGCTAACTGTTATTCTTTACTTAATAAAACTATTAAACATAAAGAGCTATTAGATTACCTGGATATACGTAAGGGAAATAGAACATACGAATAATGAGTACGTTATAGTTATATAATCGCAGAGACTTTAACATATGCTAGCAGTAATAAATATTGACTAGCATTTTTATTTCAGATAAAATTATTTTAAGTTGTGTTGAGTAGAAGTTTATATATAATGAATCTTGCAAGACGTATATTTGCTAATGGATATCAATCTATAGTAGGTTGGCTAACAGGTATAGCGACTATACTAGTACCAGCTGCACCATTAATAGGTGTGTCATTTCTATTCATAATATTAGACTTAATCTATGGATATAAAGTATGTAGACAAGTAACCAATAATAGTTACTTTGAATCTGGTAAGTTCTGGTCTACTATTGAGAAATTAGGATTTGCAGCTGTAATGATAGCTGGATTTACTTTATTAGATAAGTTTATATTTATGACATATGCTGATCTGGTGTTAGCTAAAGTTGCAGCAGGAGCAGTATGTTTTGCAGAAATAATATCATTATTAGAATCTAGGAAAGCATTAAAACCTAATTCATTAGTCACAAGACTCTTCACAAAGATTATAAAGTCGAAAGCAGAAAAATATTTAGATGTAGATATAACAGACATCTTAGAAGAACAAAATACTATTACAAATGATACCAATACTGATAAGTCTAGCAAAAAGATTAACAAGTAACATTATCGGTTGGTTTAAAAGAAATTACAAAGCAATGGCAGTGATTATCATTATGATTCTCGCTGCCATTTGTTTTTATTAGAATAACTAGCTAGATAAGAAGAATAGAGAACTAGATAGAGTAACTAATAACTATCTTTACTATGAATAGCTAGCAACATAGTAGAAGAATGATAATAGAGTTCTATAGCTTACTCTGGATGAATTTAAAGAAACCAAAGATAGCTTGATACAAGAAGTACAGGCTACAGTAAAGAAATTGAAAATCAAAGAGAAGGAGTTGAAATAGATACAGATATAGGAGTAGAAAGTAGTACACGATACTACAATAGTAGTTAGATCAACTGACTTTAAAGTAGAAATCAAACCAAACAATTTGACATCAATCATAATAAATAAAAGAGATACGCTCCTAACACATAGTATCGACATTCGCAATACACAATCACTATTTATTCATACTAAAAAAGAATATAGGCGTAATTATAAGAATTGGTTCTAGCGACTCCTTCACTTTGATTTTAAAAAACGAACTATTTATAAGTACCAAATTGATAACAGTAACAAGTTAATCAATGTAGAAAATACTAGAATAATAGATTTATCAAAATGAACTTTATAAGTCGAATAATTAAATCAATTAATGCAATGAGAGAAAGACTGAAAATAGAGCGTCATGAGGCTATGTATGGTCCACACTTTAATGAAGAATGTGCACTAAAAGCAGTCTCAAAGATGGAAAACGAAGATGGCTCTCGTGGAGAACATTGGAGTTTAGAAGAAACTACTTCAATCGCTAACCAGTACGGAATCAATCTGAAAGGTGAGAAATACAACAAGTATGATTGGTACGTTGCTCTCAATATGATACGTTCAGACTATTATCGTGCAGTTGTTACTATGACAAGCAGTGATCACATTAAGTACTTTGTAGAACTAGCAAAAGCTTGGTTGAATGATAAAGACATAGAAGAAGGAAAGATGTGGTATTACTATTGCTATATTATGTGTGATAAATTGCGCAAAGAAGCTAAGACGATGTTAATGCTTGAAGACGATGAAGATGAAGAGCATGAGTATCGTTACGCTCGTGGTGGTAGAGGACGTGGAAGAGGTAGAGGAGGAAGAATGACTCGCTACGGTTATGACTATGACGAAGACGATGAATATTTAGATCGTGAACGTGAAGAGGAAAGAATGCATAGATATGAACCTATGTATGAAAGAAGAATATCAAGATATTAATTTAATCAAAATTTATGAGAACTATGTACGAACCTGAAAAAATTTTAGTACAAAACGCTGGTATAGATCCAGGTGTAGCTGCACTTTTGCAGAATGCAAACAAAGGTAATATGGACCCTGCTGCTCTTATGGCTATGATGAACAACGGCGGTTTCGGTGGAAACGGCGGTTGGTGGTGGATTTGGATCATCCTAATCTTCTTCTGCTGGGGCGGTTTTGGAGGTAACGGTTTTGGTAGAGGTAGTGATGATGCTAGTCGTCTTGCTTCTCAGTTAAATACTGATACTAATACAAGTCTGTTAATGCAGGCTATTCAAGGTAACAAAGATGCAATAAGCACTTTGTCTAATACTTTGAGTTGTGATATTAACGCTGTACAGACAGCTTTAAATACTATTAATACTAGCGTAAGTCAGATTGCTTGTGATACTAAATTAGCTAGCTGTGAAGTAATTAATGCTATTACTTCTGGTAATGCTAACTTGGCTTCTCAATTAGCTAACTGCTGCTGCCAGACTCAACGTTCAATTGACTCTGTTAATTTGAACTTGACTCAAATGAATGCAGACAATAGACTGTCTATCTGTCAGCAAACTAATACTTTGCAGAATGCAATCACTGGTGGTTTCAATAACTTAATGACAGATAATGCTAGTAAGTTTAATGTAATTGGTGCTAAGATAGATGCGCAGACTCAAATGATTAACGATAAATTCTGTCAACTTGAAATGCGTGAAATGCAGAATAAGATTGACACATTGCGTGCTGAGAAGTCAGCTCTTGAATTAGGTCTGTCTCAATCTGCTCAAACTGCTAATATAGTAAATCAGTTGCGTCCGTGTCCAGTACCTGCTTACTTAACTTGTAACCCATTCGGATGTAACGGTGGATTCACTGGTTACGGATACGGATATAACGACGGTTGCGGTTGTAGTTGCTAATAAGAAAGGAGGTAATTATGTTTAATCCTTTCTTTAACCCTTATCGTGTAAGACGTATTGATCAAGGTGGTATACCAACATTAGATACTATATTCTCTAATGTAGATACTACTAACAATACTGTTACTTATGGAATATGTCCATTTCAATGGAGACAATTACCATGCAGAGGTTTAATATTGTTAAATATTAACCATACCGCTACTGGTGCAACAGAAGGATCATTAGTATCTGTAGCTACTTCTGTTAGTTCTAGTTAGGTATCATCTAATCCGACTAGTGTAAATACTAATAGTGGTAAAGCATTACTAAACGGTTCTGGTGATTAGATGCCAACAGAAGAAATTTCAACGGGTAATAAATATCTAATATACTATGATAAACGTACTGGAGTATTTCAGACTGTAAATCATATTGTAGCGCCAGCTGCTTAATAAAAACTTAGGGCTACTATAAAAGGTAGCCCTACTAAAACCAATTCAATTATGTTATTTAGTCAATTAAAAATAGGAGATCACGTGCACGTATTAGAAGTTCTAGGAACTTTTAAAAAGACTACTGTTTATAGTCTTGGTTCTATTACCTAGGTTTCAAATCCTTACGATGAAGCTTTGCCTCAAGGTTAGTTTCCAATACCAGGATAGAACAGACGTAAATTAGTCGATGTATTTATTAGTTGTAATGGAGAATCTAAGAAACTATCAGTACCTGCTGAACGTTCAATAATTAATGATACTTCTATAGGACTTACTGTTGCTACCAACAAAGAAGAAATAGCTAATATGGTTAGATAGAACTACAACGAGTTCAAAGCTAAAAAAGAAGCAGCAAGTAAGTACGATGAAGAAATGGAGAAGTGTAAAGATATTCTAGATCAACTAGAAGCGCAAGTAGAAATTCCTACAGTAACTAATACTGTTGATAATAGTAAAGAAATAAATGATTTAAAGAATGATGTAGCTGATATTAGGAAGATGATAGAAGATGCCAAGAAGATGTTTATGGGAGGATTCCCAAAACCACCAATGCCACCTATGCCTAATGTACCAGCTCCATAGATGAAATAAAAGATATTTAAGGTAGACTAAAAAGTCTACCTTTTTTATTATATGTACTTATAGAAACAGCTATTAGTTATACTTCACTAATGTAACCTAAATATATTAAAATAGCACAGGTAGCCTTAAAATGCGTTTAAATACTATTATAATTATAATTTAAATACGTATTTAATATGACACTTAACATGCTTATCGACGACATTTTACTCGAAGCCAGAAATAATAATATAGGTGAGAGTGAAAAGTTAAGTCGTCACCAAATCGAATTGTGGATAAAAACGTATCGAGCTTATTTACTAAAATAGAAATTAGATAAAGGTGAACAGCTTGATTAGATTTTTTATCAAACGATACGCATGCATTTGGATAAAATAGAAGAAGACCCAGGTCATGCAGAATACCAAGGAGACAAAGAATTACCTACTTTACTTGGTACTAAACTTACTACTTCAGTAATAACAGTAAAAGATGCCTATGGAAATATTATTCAATTAGGTTCTGAAACTAAAATGAAATTCTAGAGATATAGAAAATACACCTGCAAAGATTATATTGCATATGTTAAAGGTAATAGGATATATGTAGAAGGTGATGCTAATCAACTAGAATATATTGATGTAGAAATAATTGCTGAAGATCCTACTGAAGATAAACTATGTTACAATCCTGATAAGGATGAATATCCTTTACCAGCTTATATGTGGGGTACAGTTAAGTAGTTAATCTTTACTAAGGATTTCTTAACTATGAGGCAGCAAGTATCTGATACTACTAACGATAGTAAGGATGATACTTAGAATGTAATGAATTAGAATGTTAATAGAAGTATAAGACGATGAATGAATTAAATAAATCAGCTAATAAAACGGTATCTTATACTATACCTTCATTCTATAACCATTACTTAAGTAGTATAGAACCAGATACAGTATACGATATAGATTATACTACTTATAGAAAGATAGTAACAGACTACTTTTATCACTTAAGAGATTAGTTATTAGAAGAAAGTAAAGAAGTTAAATTACCTTATAGAATGGGTAGTATTCAAATAGTAAAGAAACAGCCTAAACATTTAGATGGTAGAAGTCTTAGAATAGATTATAAAGCTACTAAAGAGTTAGGTAAACTTACTTATTTACTTAATGAACACTCAGGATTCTACAAGTATAGACTTTACTGGAATAAATAGGACATGCTAGTGTCTAACAAAAGTAAGTATTAGATTGTACTTACTAGAGCAAATAAAAGGCATTTAGCACAAATAATTAAATAGAATATTCACGATTACGAATAGCAGCCATGATATATAAAATGACAAGTAGTAAAGCCGTGATTGCTAAAGTAATTGCGGACTTAGGTTTAAATGAAACCGAAATACCTATTACTGACATCAAACAATGGATAGGTGAAAGTTTAATGAATATAGGTTCTGTTAATCAACTAGATCATAAAGTAGAAGTAATACCTATCAATGGTTATTAGGCTAAGTTACCATGTGACTTAGAAAGATTAAATAGTGTAGCTTACTCTACATGTGATTGTGGTGGTTGGATACCTATGAAAAAGAGTACTGGTACATTCAGTGTATATGATAAGAAAGATAACTGTGATTGTTGTAATATGATTATACACGATGATGTATTAATACCATTAGTAAAGAACCTTCACAATATTACTAAAGATAAAGACGCATTAGAAATACTTAATAAAGATGCTAATACTAGATAGACGCTTAGCGCATTGATTAATAATTATACAGTTTGTAGCAAAAATGGTAGATTACAGCACACTAGTTTTAATGGTACTAATTTCAGTTATACGCCACAATATGATGTCAAACCAGGATATCTAATCTCAAATGTTCCAGAAGGATATGCAAAAATCTCATACCACGCTATCTATACTGATGAAGATGGTATGCCAATGATGCCAGATGTATAGTCATACTTTGAAGCTTGTTTCTGGTATTGTGCATAGAAAATTCTTTATATTAAATATATAAAAGGTGATGTACACAGATAGTTATGGTTAGATGCTAAGAACTCTTATAACTTCTATAGAAAGCAAGCATATGCTGAATCTTTGATGCCTAATCAAGATGAATTGACTAATATTAAGTATACGTGGAATACATTAGTTCCAGAGATGGATGAAGAACGTACTTTCTTTAGTACTACTGGAGATAGACAAGAAATTTATAATTAGAATTATAATAGACTATGGAGATAAATAGCCAAGTAAATACATTTCAAGGGGGTATGAATATCGACAGTGATATTACTATGCTAGCTGATAACTAGTATAGATGGGCTGAGAATATTCGACTACTCACAGATAATGCTGGTACTACAGGTATTCTATAGAATATAGAAGATGTAAGATAGTACGAAGGTGGTATTGAAGCATCTGAAAATATACTTGGTACAGCAGTAACTAGGTGGTACAATTCTACTAAGAAGATAGTAGAAGAATGTGGTATAGTAGTTACTATGGAATTATATGAAGGAACTTATATTAACAACATATGGGCTATAACTGATTTCAACAGTATTAAACCTACTTGGACTTTAGTAGTATCTGCTGTTATGAATCTAGTTAATAAAGTAGCTATCGTTACTAATTATGAGTCAGATAAAGTAAGTAAGATATATATATCTGATGGTACTTCTTCTATTAAATGTATTAATATATCTGCTCAATATAAGACAGATAAAACTAATCATATAGAAGATGATACTTACTTTGATCTACTACCAAGTTCTACTATTGCACCGTTTAAGTTTATTGAATTGACATCTGGTAATTTACCAGCTGGTATGATACAATATTGTTATCAGTTATTCAGTGTACATGGCGGAGAAACATCTACTTCTTCATTAAGTCCTATGATACCTATATCATCTAGTAATTCAAATTCATCTAAAACATTTAAAGGTGATAAACAAGGTGAGAGTACAGATAAAGGTTGCATGTTACAAGCTACTTTGTTCAATGATGGTAGATTTGAAAAGATAAGAATTATTAGTATTCAATATACTAGCAATACTCAAACTCCTAAGATATATGTAATTAATGAATTGGACTTACCTAAATCTGAGGATAATGTAATAACATTTAATTACAATGATGTTGGTAGTAGTTACGTTAACGAATTAAGTATAGAAGAATTTAACGATCTTGTCCCATTTGAATTTAATGCTAAAAGTATAGCAAAGATGGATAATAGATTGTTCGCTTCTAATGTGTAGGAATTAACTTGGGATGTAGATTATGACGCTAGAGCATATAGATGTAATAGCAACGGTATTATTAAATTAAACTCTAGTATAAGTAATCAAGATATTACTACTACTTTTCAAGAACTAACTAGTCCAGAAACAGATTTAATTATACCAGAAGAACACGATTGTATAAACCCAATGAATAGTTCAATGGTATATCCTAATAATTCAACAGATGAATATGCATTTGGATATGATGATAATGGAATTATTAGAGGTGGTAGAGGTTTAAATATTAGTTATAGATTTATTATAACAGATTTAATAGAGTCTGATAATACTCCAGTAGTTGATGATGAAGGTGATAAATTTGTACCATATAGTATGAGCTTATCATCATCTAAAAAGTCTTATAATACTATTAAGTTAATATGTCCTGAAACAAAAGAATTAGTACATACATTTAATAGTGATGGTAAATCTAGAATAAGAAACTATTGTGACCCTTATTACGTATCTAATTTCTTAAGTCATCAAAGAGATGAAGTATATAGGTATGGTATAATATTGTATAATAATAAGAATATACCTTCACCTGTACACTGGATTGGAGATATTAGATTCCCTTCTGCTGATGTTGAAGGTTATGAACCTTTTACTTTTGGTGGAACAGTAGATGGATCTGGTAACTATGAATTAGTATCTCATCCACTTGGTATAATGTTCTATGTGAATAATCTTCCTACGGATGTAGTAGCTTATGAAATAGTAAGATGTGATAGAACATTAGCAGATAGAACAATAGTTACTTAGGGGTTACTAAATAAAACTATTAGATTCAACGGATGGTATAATAATACTGAAGATTATAGAGCTGAATACTCTTTAGGTAGTATAGATAGAAGACCTACTATTATGCCTACTTTTAAAGAAGGTGTAGCTCCAGAATTTGTACAAGGGTTCTATAATTCAAGTAAGAATCTATTTGTACAACAAGATGCTTAGGATTAGAATCCTTTTGATACATATGGTATATTTGATTTAGTGACAGCTGATATATGTTTTAATAAAGAGAAATCAGATCAGATTGTTACTAGTGGTATGAACATTGTACCATTGTATTGTGCACACTCTGCTACATACTGTAATGACGCTAACAACAAGCATTATAGATTAGGTATACCGTTTACTAAAGTATTAGGAAAAAGCACTAATAATGTACAAAATCCATTTGGTGGACCTGTAGAATATTCTGAACATACTGGTAACAAACCTAGTGCTTCTTAGGGAGTATTTGATGGTTATGAACAAGATGGTGATATGGTAAGTGGTGGTATATGTAAATACTATCAATTCTTTGGTAAAAACTATGCTCATAAAGATAATTCTAATCTACGTCAGTCTTTCTCTATAAAAGATGTTACTAAACCAACTAATATATCTCCATATCAAGAAGCATTTGATGCCAAACAAATAGTAGATTACATAGATAGATTTGGTTTTGTAAACTATAGTATTGGTTCTAGAGAAGCTCTTGGTCCTCACGGAGTATGTTTGGCTATTAGTGCACCAGATGTATATGCTGGTAATTACACAGGAATTCGCACTACTCCTTTATTGAGAAAATATAGACACAATGCTGTATTATTCGTTAATATAAAGAAAAATACTACACAATACGGTGGTAATACTTTTATGAGTAGAAGCTATTCTATATATAACAGTACTAATACTTATGTTAAAACATCTTGGGAAGGATACGACAAAGCAATGTGCTTTGGTGGTGATACATATTTAGGAGTATTAGACTATACTCATACTATGTTATTTACTAGAAATGATCCTGATGATAGAAATGGCTTTAAGAGATATGTTGGAGCTTATATTCCACTAGAATCTAGTATAAACTTATACTATAGAAATGATGAACATTATTCTCAAGACATAGTAGAATCATCTGGAGATGGTCAAACTGGTGAAGCTAATGTTTACTTCCTAACAGATCCAGGATAGATGAATACTTTATATACTTAGAAAACTCCAATGTACGTATATAATGCTGCTTACTCTAATACTAGTACTAGTAAGAATTATATACAAAAATCTATATATGCTGAAGATGATGTTAAAAGCATGAATAGAATTACTTGTTCAGAGTTAAAGACAAATAATGAACAGACAGATAGTTGGACTAAATTTAAGTTTGCTAACTATTTAGATACAGATAGTACATATGGACCAGTTACTAATCTTAAAGTATTTAAGAACAAATTGTATTTCTTCTAGGATAGTGCTGTAGGTATAGCCTCTGTTAATGATAGGTCTTTGATTACCGATAATAATGCTGGAGCTTTAACATTAGGTACTGGTGGTATTCTTACTAGATACGATTACTTAGTTACTTTAAATGGGGATAGTATTATTAATGATAAGAGTATTACTAATTCTGAAACCACTTTGTATTGGTATGATTTAGATAAAAATGTTATATGCTCACTTAGCAATGACTTTAATGAGTTATCTAAAGTAAAACAAGTATAGACGTATTTAAATAGATTACCAGATAATGCTAGAAAGAATCCAGTATCATTCTATGATAAGAAATATAATGAAGTATGGTTTAGAATATATGACAGATGTTTAATATTTAATGAACAACTAAATGTATTTACTTCTTTTTATACTCATAATCCAAACTGGTTCTTCCCATTCTCTACTAGATTAGTTACTATTAAAAACAATAATTGTTATTACTTACATAATATGTATGATGTTAATAGTACTACTAAAGAAGAGAAAATATCTTATGTTAGATTTGTAGTTAATAAAGATATAGCATATACTAAAGTATTCGATAATTAGTGGTTCTCAGCTGAATTTGTAGACATTGGAGATGAAACTAAGCCTACGTTAATATCTGATATACACTTTAATACTAAGAATTAGGAAACAGAACCTATTGATTGGAAATAGATAGAGTAGAGAGAAGATACATTTAGATTCCCAATAAGTAGAGAGAAACAAAATAATCCAGGGTAGCAACAATAGACTAATATGTCTTATGCTGGAAGGATGAGAGGAAAATACTTAATCTGTAATTATACATTAGATTGTAATGATAACAGAGAATTTAAGCTTCCTTATGTTAAAACAACTTATAGATATTCAATGTTATAATATGAAAACTAAGAAATTAAAAAGAGTTCCTCAATATGCTTTCGGTGCTGATGCTATTTCAAACTGGGGTAATATGAGTGGAGTAGATAAAGCGAATGTAGTTACACAAGGAGTTGGTGCTGTGGGTAGTATGATAGGTAATGCTACTAGTGGAAAGAAGCCTACAGCAGCTGGTGTAATAGGTGGAATAGGATCTGGAGCTGCAATGGGCGCTTCTATTGGTGGACCTTGGGGAGCAGTAATAGGTGGAGCTATTGGTGGTATTACTTCAAGTATAGGTTCTGGTGGATCTGTTAATGAACAGACTGGTGAGTATGAATTACCATCAGGAATAGCTGGTCTATTTGGTCATAGTAAAAGTTATATACGTAATAAAGCTGGTAGAATTAAAAACGGTATTCAAGCTAGACAAATGTCTGAGCAAGTAGCAGCTGATTACTATTAGGAAAATGGATACAATGAATTAAGTTTATCTAAAGGTGGAGTAGTACCATCTACTATGGCTTACTTAGATGATGGTGAGATGTTAAGAACACCAGATGGAACTATAGGATCTATACCAGAAGAAGGTAAACCTACAGATTCTAATTTATTAAATGTACCTGTTGGAACTCAAGTATTAAGCGATAAATTAAAAGTTCCGGGAACTAATAAAACATTTGCAGAAATGGGTAAGAAATTGATGAAGAAAAGCAATAAGAAAGCTAATAATATATATGCTGAAAATAGTTAGATGCTAAATGAAAGAAATAACCAAATGACTTATTAGAATTTATTAGAATAGCAAGAATCTATAAAGAATAAAAAAACAAATAAAAAACAAAGTATTCCAACTTATGAAGAAGGAACTTCTGGCGTATCTGGCAGAAAAAAAGTAAAACTAAAATATATATACGACCCTATGCTAGGTGGTTTTGGTTATATTGATCCTAACACAGGAGGTTTTGTTGAAATGAATGATGTACGCAATGATCTTCTACCTGATTCTATGTGGATTTAGAATTACAATGATTCTGAGGAGATTGAACAGCCAATCGTCCTAAAATAGGATACTGCTACTAAAAGTACACATAATGTTGGTAAACGCGATTTTTTAAAGTTACCAAATAAAAATATAAAGAAAAATACACCAACAATATTTAACGATCACGCTTTTGAAGTAGCTGGTAAAAAATATTAGATTGGTGACACCTTTGAGTATAAAGGAAAACAATATAAAGTTACCGGAAATAACGAAGCTGTGCCAGTGAGTAAAAACGCTACAGATCTTAAAGAAATTAATGACGGATTTAATTGGAACTTGTATAGAGATGTATTTACTCAAGGTGAGCCTAGAATTATAGGTCCGTCTGGAGCAGGGAGGTACTCTACTTATTAGTAGAATAAAACTACGAACAGTATACCAAATGCAAATGATCCTTATTTTATTGGAAATATGTATATGAATGGTAATTGGGGTGACCTTACTGTTGGCGAGCGATTATCTTCTATTAACCCTGAATTCAACACACCTGCTTTGGGTGCAATAGGTACTAATACTTCTGATAGTTATTCAACCCACACAATAACTCAAGATACCTCAATACCACAGACAGCAGTTCGTAACACTCCAAGTACAAAAAGAAGTACAGCACAAACAAGTGTGCAACAGCCTGTTTAGGAACAAATTACTGGACCAATACAACCTTTTAGTAATGATCGTCCATCTTTAACAGAATTAACTTCTAAACCAAGTAAAGTTTTACCCAAATTGAATATTGGTAGACCGTTTGTGTACAATCCTTCTCCAGATGATGCAGTAAGTAATGGATTAGATATGTCTTCTTTATATTCTACTGTAGCTACTTTAGCTCCTCTATTTGACAGAGAACGTGCAGAAAAAGTAGATACTTACACTTATAATCCAGTATATGGTCCTACTAATTATAACATAGATCCTATACTTAGAGAAGCTACTTTAAGTGATAGAATTGCTAGGTATAATATGGCTAATATTAATCCTAACACTGGAGCTAATATGGCATTTGGTTTACAGTCAGCAGTTAATAGGAACAAAACTATTGCTAATGCTTATGCTACTAAAAATAATGCTGAAAATCAAATGGCGTTTAACAATGCCCAAATAGCTAACCAATGGGGGCAACAGTATGCTGATGCTAGACATATTGCTGCTACTGAATATGCACAAAATAAAGCAAATGCTAGAAATATAAATAGAAGAAATTTTGCTTCAGCTTTAAATAATTGGGGAGCGTCATTGAGAGATAAAAAACAAACAAGTATGGATATGGCAGCTTTGGAAATGTTACAACCCATGCTTAATTATGGTACAGAAGACAATGTACTTAATAGAGTTAATAAAATATTAAATAGAGTAAAAAATGGTTAATAGATACGATGAACCTGCTTCTTATGGTTATATTAGTCAATATGTACCAATACCGTTTGAAAAATTATACGCATTAGGTAAAGATTATGCAGACCAAAGAAAACAAGCAGAAAAAGAATTAGAAACAAATATTAAAAAATTTGGAGAATTTGTTTCACCTTCTAGTGTAGATACATAGAATTATTATAACGCTTCTATAAAAGTTCTGGATCCTCTAATACAAGAAGCTGCTGTTAACCCAAGTGTTATGAAAAACGCAGATTATCGAGCTAGATTACAAAATACTATAAACAACTTAGATTACAACTTGTTAAGTCAATATCAACAATCTGCTGAAAATCTTAGACTTCGCGAGCAAAATATAGCTAAATTACAAGCAGAAGGTAGGTACGATATCAATATGGACGACGTTGACATAACTAATTGGAATACTAAAGATTAGGGAATAATGAATAATTTAAATCCTATTCGTTATCAATCAATTAGAGAACAAGTAGAACCTTATGTAAACAACTTGCAAGATTCGTTCTTGTATAGTAAAGGCGGATATAATTGGATTGGCGTTGATGCAGATACTGTAATAAAACAAGTAGATACCAATTGGTCATCCATACGTAATACCCCTATAGCAGAAGCTCATATAAAAGCTATGATGAAAAATGGTATGACCTTAGAGTAGGCTGAGAATGCTTTTAGAAATCAAGCTATGAATGATGCATTAGAATATGTTAGAAAGAAACCTGTAGTAGATCCATATGCTATGGCTGAATATTAGAATAGAGCTGCTATAAGATTAGCACAAGCTAGAAAAGGTAGTTAGGGTAAGCCTTCTGGTGCTGTGTTAGGACTTAGTGATATGCTAACTGGATAGTACTTGAAGCATCGTCAAAATATATTCAATAGAACTTTATCTAACGATAGTAGAGACGAACTATCAGATCCTAGTTTCCTTCAGAAATATCAAAAACTTACAGAAGAATCCTAGATTAATATAGACAATCTTACTAATCAAATTATGAACAGCAATCCTAAATTTGCACAAGCTGTAGAACTAATTAAACAAACTCTTATTGCTAAAGGACACCAAGATTCTGAAGAATTAGATCAAGTCGCGTTTCAAGCTGCACTACAATCTCCTGTAGTTAGTAATAAAGATAGAAATAAAATAAATTCTGCCATATAGTAGTATGAAGAATAGCATCAAAATATGATAAAAGAAGCAGAGGGTAGAGCCATGCAAAAAGCTTTTAATAAAACATTACAATTAGATCCTAATGCAAATCCTTTTAGTAACTTTAGAATGTACGTTGATGGTGGAGAGTATATGTACGACGAAAAGAAAGTACACGATATGTGGGAAGATGGGTTAAGAATAATTACACAACCAGTTGGACCGAATTTAAATCAAAATATGTTAAATAGCTTATTTGGATCTAATAAAAAAGTAAATGAAGAAGTAGGTTATATTATAGATCCTAATAAATTAATATCTCCTAGAAGCATTGTATTAGATAATCCTTATGTTACAAGCCTTGTAGAACAAGCTGGACACAAAATTAATGATATTAAAAATATGCATCTTGATAGAGATACTTGGGGTCAAGATAATTTTGATATAGAAGAAAGAATAGCTAAAGGTGATTTTGGTAAAGTAGCTATCGACAAAGTAGAAGGCTACATAGAACAAGGCAATACTAAAGGTTTACTTGTTAGTGTGAATGTACCTTATAAAGATATAGAAAACGCTTATACTTCTTGGTGGAGAATAGAAAATCCTAAAAATACTTTAAAAGACTATGGGTTTACTGTATCGGGGGCTCCAGAGGGAGCTGGGGAAGATTCCAGATGGTCACAAGGATACGTTACAGTAAGGATGGTTTTGGGTACTAGTGATAGTGATGTTGATAAAATTATGACAAACAGAAGCTATTAGAAAGAAACTGGTACGACAAATACAAAAGAAATGTAGATACAGCAAGATGATGCGTTAATGAATTAGATAAATAACTGGATTCCCGGAATGGGATTTTAATTAATAACAAATATGTCATACATAGATTTATAGAACGCTACAAAAAATCCGTCATTATACAGAAATAACAGCATTGGATTTCTGGATAAGGCTTACTATGAAAATAAGAACACCTCAGATTGGGCAGCAGATTATGATTTCATAGATTGGGCTTAGGACGCAACTAGAGATTATTATAGAAGTTTACAAAAAGGTTAGATGTAGACTTCTCAGGATAAAATGACAGTTAATAAATAGAACATTAATGATTCTTAGAAACTGTTAGAGTTGTATGATCAATTAGATCAAGTTGATTCTAAAGACCAAGTAGCTATTATTCAGAATGAAATAAGTAATATTACGGATTCTATGCGTAAGAATGGTAGTTGGTCATATTAGGCAGACCCTAATAGAGACCAATTACAAGGTATCATAAATGATAACCAAAAACAATATGACGAAAATTATAAACAGTATTTAGGTGATTTAGAAGAACTAAATTAGTCCTATAAGAACTATGATATAAGTCAGTACTATACAAGAAAGAGTAATGATGCTACCGCTGGATGGGGTAATTTTTTTTATAAAATGCCATCTACTATGGGCACTAGCAATACTAGCGCCCTGTATTAGACTACTAGTATGTTAGCAGGTTGGGGAGGATTCGTAGCAGGATCTAAATTAGGAGCAGCAATTGGAGCTGCTGCTGGACCTGTTGGAGCCGCAGCTGGTGCTGTATTAGGTGGTATAATTTCTATTGGCGCAGCTCAATTATTTGGCGGAATAACCTCGCGTGAGAATGAGTCCCACATGGAAGCGTTTAATGGGTATTCTGAAAAAGTATAGCAACTAGCTGAAAAAAGAAATGTAGATCTACAACCTGTGATAAATAATACTAAGCAGCAATTAGCTAAAAAAGGTGTAGACGTTACTTATTTAAACGATAATGAAATAATACAAGCGGCATTAGCAGATGGCGATATCATATCAGGTTCTTCAGAATTTGATCAGATAGCTAAAGAAGCATATCTTGGAACTAGAAGAATATATGAGTAGAATAATGCACTTGGGTTTGGAGAAGTACTATCCGATTTATCTTATTTTATACCGTTGGGTAAATATCTAACAGGCACTGCAAAAACTGTTGGTAAATTTGCATATAAAACCATAGGAAGTCCATTTAAACAAGCAATGGCTAACAGAATGGCACAAGGGTTACAGGTTGCAAATCTTGGCTCTAATCTAAGAAAAAAAGTAATAGCTGACAAACTTTTTGATTTTGCAACAGGTTCTGTATGGCGTAGCGCAGTGGAAGCGTCAGAAGAAGGTGCACAAAATGTAATTATTAAGAAGTATATGAACGATGAGTATGCGGACGATTATGCAAATTCATCATTTTATGACGCATTAACAGATGGTCAATTGGTAGAAGATGCTATAGACAATTTATGGTTGAGGGCTAAAACTTTAGGAGCAGCTTTTAATATTAATCATGAATATGAAAATGATGCACAGCTATTTGAGGAGATGATGGGTGGTGCACTATTGCCATTTTTTAGTCCACAAGGTGTAATTGGTTCTGCTTTAAATGCTAGAAAAACATTTAACGACATTACTCAAAGCAAAAGAGTTGGAGATTATGTTGCTACAGCGTTGATGCAACAAGACGAAATTAACCGTAATTCTGATTTTTATAAAAAGGTAAGAGAGGGGATGAGTAATGGCACTTACCTTGATATGCTAGACAGAATTGGTAATATGTTAAAACAAAAAGGATCTGATGGAAAAACTACACAATACAATTTAGATACTACTGTTTTAACAAAAGATGGTTCTATTCCTAAAGATACTGATATTGACGAGTTTATAAACGAGTAGAGAGAAGAGTATAATAATTTGATTTCTCACAAAAAACAATCGGCTAAACAATTGAATGAATTGAATTTAGACGTAGAGGATGAAGATTTATTATTAGCTCTTTCATGGAACGCTAAAACTGAACTTTCTAAAGCTATGGCTTTGAAAGCAAAAGAAGGTTTAGTTGCCGGAAACAATGCTATTACTTTGCTAGAAAATGAAGATTTTAAAAACAAAGCTAAACAGCTTTTGAAGAAAGATAATTTGACAGACGCACAGCTGTTACAAATAGCTACTCTTTTAATTGATAAACAAGTTCAGCAATATTATGATCGTTTAACAGATTAGTCAATAGCGGAAACACAAATTAAAGCTGCATTGACACAAGGTAGAATAAGTAAATATACTGGGTTATTTGATGCTACAAATAGTTTGAATCAAACATTGTCAGAGAATAGAAAATCTAAGAAGCGTATAAAAGATAATATCAGTAGACTGGCTAAAGAATTAGATGTGACAGAAGATGTTCTTAATGAATTAGATGAACATTTAATTAGTGATACAGAACTGTTTAAGAATATTCAAAATAATTCTAAAAATAGAGGTATATTGAATATAATATCTCCGCTATTGCAGGAGAAATCTGAAAAACTGCAAAGTGTTGACAAAGAATACATATCTTAGCAAATAACTAAATATAGATAGGCTCAACACATACAAAATAAATTAGCAGACGCAGTTAATGAAGCTTCTAGAAAACACAGCGAAGACGTTGAAGAAATTGATGAAACAAAGTCTCCTAAACAATTAGAAGATGAACTTACAGCATTACAAGACGCTCAAGTTACAGAACAACAACAGTTAATATAGCAAGATATAAATAATACTATATCGCAGTTTGAAACTTTGTTGAGTTCAATACCACAAGAAAGTGTATTGCACAATATTGTTGATGAAGTAAATAAAGGCAGAGATCTTGTGGGTACAGATGCTTTATCTTACGCAAGATATCTCAAAAACTTAATGAATAAATTGTCTAAAAGATATACTGATAAAAAAGATACTGAAGGTATATCCGACCAAGATAAATAGAATTTAGATAAGTTACAAAAAGCTGCCAAACACTTAGGCGATCAATTAACCAGATTAACTGATTTGGTAGACGAAGATAACGCTAGAACATAGAGACACAATCCCAATTTTCCTAGTGACTCTACTGTGTGGTTTGATGAGAATGGAGATAGATATTCTTTTGATTTCACAAATTCAGAATACTCTGAAAAAGAAGGATTATTACTACGTGGTAGAAAAATAGCACAAAATTCTGAAAAAGACAGAATAAACGAACAGATAAATACGTTAGAAAGCGAATTAAAAATGTTAGATAGTTAGGAAGATGAAGCTAGTAAACAATCTGCTACTTCGTTGAGAAAAACAATATCTCAATTAAAGGAAGCAGCATTAGCTATAGACTTTTCTAATTAGTTTACCGTAAAATCTGACGATCCTTTCTTATAGACACTTACTTCCAAAGACAATTTGGGTAACACTAAACAATTTAGTAATAAATTGAAGAGATTGGTAAATTCAGTAAACCAAGATATAGAAGCTAATAAAAAGTCTAGAAATAGAAAAAGAAATATAGATTCTGTAGATGGAGATACTTTTGAATTTAATCTTGATAACGAAACTGGTAAAAAGCACGGTCCTCTACATCAACAAGATTTAATAGAAAAGAGTAAAGACCGACCTTTAATGATTAAAGGGTATCCTTTGAATAATAGTATGGGGGCTAGAATATCTACCATGTTAAGCAACCCTTACTATGCTAGTAAATTCTGGAGAGGTTTTATTACTATGCCTTATCAATCTTCTGATGAAGCTAAATAGGAAATAAGTAAGGATTTTGCTATATTAAAGAAATTCGGTCGTACTTTAAACAGGTATAAAGCCATTGATGATTTTAATAAAATAGGAAGGCAGATAGCGTATCTTAGAGAACAAGGTAAAGCTACAGATGATATAATAGAAAATATAAATAAATTAGCTAATGGTGAAGTAGACAGCATAACTATAGGATTGGCTAAACTCAGCAAGGATGATTACGATAATATGGTATATGCCTTACCTGTAAGAATTTATTTTAATCAGAAAAGGGTTGGTAATAAATGGTCATATGTCGTTGGTGCAGATTTTGCAGGTTATGCATATTCTACTGAGCCTTCTAAAGCTGAACTTGATTCGCGTTCGGAATTAATACATAATTTGTGGTATAATTATAAAAAGGTAGAGAAAAAAGAAGATGTGGAAGGATTAGAAACTGAATCTTACAAACCAGAATATACCAACAAAATAGGATTTCAACCTGGGGATATGATTGTAACTAATGGTGGATACAATTATCAAGTTACAACAATGGTAAATCCTAATCTAAATATTTATCAAAATGAAGCCGGTCAAACAATGACATCTAAAGAAATAGATGAAAGATATGAAGGTGAATTACCAGAAGCAATAACCAAAGTATCTGCTCATCTAAATGAACTTGTACAATTAGCTAAATAGATTGGTTATAATAATGTAGATATTGAATCTCTTAATCAACCCCTTAGTGAAGAACAGTAGAATACTACTAAATTAGCTCACTTACTTAAAGGTTTAGCAAAGTATGCAGACGGGTTAATTGACTTGCATAGTACTTTTATACCTAAGTATGTTATACCTACTTTGGGTCAAGCTGAAAAAAGAGGAGCAAAAGTATAGAGTGCTAATACTGAAAGGGCTAAATTATTATTATCTTTTGCTCAAAAATATTCGCCAGAATTGTTTTTGTCTTATAAGAATTATCAAGACGATAACAATCTTACTCCTGTGGTAGAAGATACTGTATAGGAAGCTTTAAACAATAGATGGTTTAATAGTAAAAATTCACTAAGTATTGAACTGAATGGTGAAATTATAAGTACACTAGATACTCCAGATAATAGAGATTTGCTAGTTAAAATAGGCAATACTATTGAAAAATTAATTAGAGATAGCCACGATTCACAAGAATTTATGGATAAGTTAGATATTTTAGGTTACAATTTTAAGAAAAATGGTAATTCTGAAGAAGGTAATCGTATAATATCTCAATATTTTGACAACAGAAGGTTCTCAAGATTAAGTAGACCTACTAATGTAATGCAAGCCATTACTATGGGTACTGCTGAACCTCTAAACAATGTAGATTATAATAATTTCAATCGTATAGCTAAACACGAACAATCTAAATTGAATCAGATTCAAGCGTTAGGTTTAACCAAAGGCTCGGATGGTCAATATGTATTTTCATTAATAGATTGGTTAAAACGTAATGCGTAGGATGAAGAATCTGTAGAAGGTAAGCAGTTAGAATCAGAAGCAAGAAAGCAGGAACTTCAAACTGAGCAAGAAAGTTTACAAAAAACTGTAAAATCAATTAAGAAAAAAACAGATTTAATTAAATTTATTGGTGACAATGAAGGATTACTTGGTAAGGAGTTGTATGATCAACTTGTACGCGTTAACAGAAAAGGGGAGTTTGTATTAAAAAATGATAATGCCGGAGCTACTAAGTCTCAGATCATTGCTAAAATTAATGAAGTATACGACGATAGAATAAGTCAAGTAAATTCTCAATTAGAGAAAGAACTTGAAGAAGAAATAAGTAAAAATGAATTTGAAGGTAAAAAAGTATCTCCTGTAATTTTTGGTTATGGTTCGTATGATTCAGAAGTGGGTTCTAACATTGTGTATTTTAATGATAAAGGCGAAAAAGTACTAGTAAAGGATGCTAACGGTACTCCTGGTGCTATTTATCTCATAGCTCCTTCTTTCCTATCTTCTTCTAGAAGACACACTATTGTACACTTAAATCCTAAAAGATTTGATAGAACCACCGCCAAATTCTTAGCTTCTATACTTAAAGGAATAAATGACGGAAAATATAATTTAAGTAGTTATGCTAGAGATATAAATGTAGAAGGATTTATTATAGACACAGATATGTCTGTTAAGCAATTATTAGATACTTTTATATATACTGGAACAGAAGCTATAGCTAATAATCCATCGGACAACAATTATGCTAGATTGTTGTATGTGGATAAACAAGGGGTCCATTTTGGATAGCAGTTACTTAACGAAAATAATTTTGAAGAATTAATAAATTTTATAATTCAAAATAAAACATATCGCATAGACAGAGAAAAATTAGCAGGTTCTAGTGTGTTCGGTAATAATTTAAAAGTACAGGACTAGAATGGCAATATTCTTTTTGACCACAAAGCGGATGAAGTTTATTCTACAATACTTATTGATGACGGTATTGTATTAACAGATTTAAATAGAACATCAAGTGCTATTACAGTTAAACCCAGCGTATATGTAAATTATAAGAAAAAGGTAACATTTGTTAGTTCTGCTTAGAGAACTCAAGACAGTGGTACTTCTGCTGAAGCTAAACAAAGATTAGGAGAAGAAATAAATTCTGATCAATTATACGACGAAATGACCAATCAAGAAAGTAAAGGTGGTATAAAGGAAGCACAAAAATATATTGAGAACTTCTTGAAAGGGTTTAAAGATCGTATAAATGGTTTCGCTAAAGATGGCAAATTGCAACCTGGAAAATACAAAGTAGCTGTGTATGGAATGCGTAGCAAACGGATTACCGCTACGTACGATGCTGATTTATCAGCAGATACTGATACTGGTCAACTTAGTATAGCTATAAGTGAACAACCACAGTTTATAGCTAGATTAATAAAAGCTCTTATTAATAAAAAACAAGTTCAATTAGTACTTGCAGACGAAGAAGGTAAGTTTGTACAAATAGACGGTAAAGCTATATTCTTTGGTAGAGGTTTTGAACATACCGATTTTGACATAGATACTAAACAAACATCATCCCAATCATCTGAGCAAGGAAATTTGTTACAGCAATTAGTTGAAGCCATGCAGCAGTTGGTATCCAACTCTAACACTGTTCCACAACAACCTGTTTAGCAGGTAGTTCATAATTAGCCTCAAACTAATTTACCAGTAGGATATAATAGTTTTAATACTCCTATTGAGAATCTTCCAATACAACCAAAAACAGTTAGTGAAACAACTGTAAAATTTGAAGATGAACCATCTGAAGATACTAAAGTAAGTATACAAGAGATTGGAGAAGATTTAAAAATGTCTTTCAATGGAATTACTGTTCAAATACCAAAAGATAGTAGTAGCAGTGATTTGGAAATAGCTTTATCTTCACAAGAAGATATAACAGATGAAGATTATGATTCTTTTATTTCCGCACTAGAAGAATATAAACAAAAACCTGAAACTAGTGTTGAAACTCAAACAGAATTGAAAGGTCTTAATTTGAGACCTACTCCAATTTCACAGTTTGCTACTCCAATACAGGAAAAACCATAGTTACAATCTGTATAGGAACTGATAGATTTCTTAAAGACAGGGTCTTCTACTGATAAGAACAACGCAAAACGATTAGAAAATCTTAGAAACTCTGAAAATATAAATACAGCTAAAGATATTATATCTGGAGCGTTAGCAATATGGGGTGTACAAAACAAACTATACAGTTCTAGATCGGAAGCGTTGTTTGATGATAATATTGGTAAATTAGCTGATTAGTTTGCTAGAGAACTGGTATATCAAGATGGAGTTAATACAGGCGCTATATTTGACTTCTTAGACCAACATGTGTAGAAAGAGGATTACGATTCCGCTTTAGATAGAGTAACAACTATATTGGGTAAAGATTTTGATTTCTCTTTCTTACCAGAAAGTAAAAGAGTGTGGGATAAAGTTAGAGGTGCTCAGATTTATGTATTTGGAGAATGTGCAGCATCTGGTATACGTTTGTACAGAGATGCTAAGCTTAATAAGATTGCTAGAGGCTCGTTCTATCATGAAGCTTTCCATAGAATTAGTCTATTTGTTCTTTCTAAAGAACAAAGAGGTAAGATGTATAATGATGCACGCAATAAAAATACAGATCTCGCGTTTGCTTCAAATTAGCAGATAGAAGAATATTTAGCAGATAGATTTGCTGAATTTGTAATAGAAAGTTCTCAGGAGCATCCTGATAAATATTACGAAGGTAACATCTTCAGCAAAGTGTTTCAACATATTGCAGACGCTGTAAGAAATATAGTAAGGAAGCTTTCTGGTAAAAATATAAATCCTAATTATAGTAATCTTGACAAATTGTTTAAAGATATGTATTCTGGTAGATTTGCATATGCCAAAGCTACTAAAAACAACATAGAAGAGTTTGAAAAGATGTACAGTAAAGCTCCTGTGTATTCTGGTTTCAAGGTAAACGGAGTTACTTTAGCTGAAGACGCAATCCAATATAATGAAATAATGCGTGATATGCTAGGTAAATTAATTTATAACTCTGGTATATATACAAATACAGATGGTAGACTATCTATAAATACCAACGCATTAAAAGCATCTTATCAACATGATATAGCAACATATACTAAAGCCGTCATTGAGTTAGATAAACAATTGCGTAATAAAAAAATTGATAAAAACTTAAGCCGATTTAGTGATGACGATATTGCTATAGCTTAGGCTAAGATGGTAAGACTTATTAATGTTTATAAAAATATCGTAAGAGACGATACTTGGGATCAATGGGCTGGAATAATTCGTAATTTTGTAGAACGTCAATTTAACCTTGTCCAAGATACTTCTCACAATCCTAATAAAGTATTAAAAGCTGATATTGAAGAAGATGTTGAAATTACAGAAGATGGACAAGATGAATTACAAGAGTACGGTATAGATGTATTAGGATTTTCAGACTATCGAGATAGTTATATGAGAGATATGTATAACAGTATGGACGCTAGTATGAAAATGCTACTATGGTCTATAACTGATTTAGATCCTACAGATGCAGCTACTGCTAAATATACGCCAGATGGTATACTCAAATTTGCAAATGTAAGAGATTTATATACTAGAATAGTACACGCTATAACTAATTCTAATAGTGTAGAAGATATGTTGAACAAACTGTATTCGGCAGCTAAGACACAAATGGAAGAAGAAAATAGTTCTACTATGATGTAGGTATATCATATACTTAGTAATGAAAACACTAATAGTGCTTTATTGAACAGATTCTTTACTGACTTTGTTAAGTATATTCATAATTTTGAAACTCATTCTTACACTACTACTGCTAGAAACATAGGTTCAAATGGCGAATATAGATATGGAGCTACTACTAAGAACGGAAGTTTAGATGCAATCCAAAGTAAACTAGACAATAAATGGAAAGGATCTATGATTGTTGCGCTTGATATCATTTCTGATAAATTAAACAGTGTAGCTACTACTAGTGAAGCTGGCAAGTTATTTAGAAATATGATAACTCCGCTAAAATAGGCTATGAACAAATTGAACATAGAAAACTTAGAGTCTATAAAAGACGTACTTAGAGAAGCAGATAAACTTTATCAATTTGGAACTATTACTGGCGATTTATAGCAAGATGCTGTAGCTTGGCAGAAAGCTATGCGTAATGCATCTAAAAGTGGTAAGGTTGGTAAAAATTTGCTTTTACAACCTTTAAATAAGTTAAATACATCTAATGTTTCTGAATTTAGGCTTCTAGAATCTTCCAATAAACGTTAGCAAGGAGTATATAAGAAGTTAGACGAGATGTTTACTGAAAAAGGTATTCTTACTTAGCTATCTCAAATGTTTGGTTCTTATATTAAATCTATACCATCCACACAATCTCAAAAAGGTCCTAGAAATACTAAAATATATTCAATAGGATAGTATAATTTCATAACCAGAACTTTTGCCATACTTGCTAACACTAAAGAATGGATTAGTAAGATGTTAAACAACGCTTATAATTCTCATTCTGTATGGTTAGATACACTAAAAAACTTAGGTGGAGCTAAACAGGTACAAGTACACACAAAACTTAGTACAGTGTTAGATGATGAGTGGAATGATTCTGTAGCAGATAAAGAAGTAACAGAACTAGAAGATTTGACAAATAGGTTTATATCCATATGGTCAGGTAAACACGTTACTCCAGCATTGGCTAATAAAAGATTTGCTGCTGATATTGAAGGTATACCAATGTTTGAAAACATAATCAATGATAATTTAGATATAAATCCTAAAGTAATAGATGTATTTGTTGGTTATTTGGCAGATGAAATTATGGCTATATCAGATGCTAGATACACTAGAGATTATTTCATTGAAAAGTTGAACTAGGCAACTAATAGCAATTACACTATTGATTCGTTCTCAAAATTGTCCTCATTGTAGTAGGAACAAATATTTAAAAATAACCCAGAAGCTGCTAAGTTACTTAGACTATTAGTAAAAACGTATCATTACGTAGAAGGAGAGCAGCAATGGTTATACGATGAAGTTAATGATAGATATTACAGAAGAGCGTTCCATATAGATTTACGTTCTGGTAAAAAAGGTCCTAGAGGATACGAATTTAGGCACTTTAAAGATATAGGTAAATCTATAAATCTTTCTTCTAACGTGGTGCAAAAAATATCTTCTAATATGTTCGATACAGATTCTCGTCAAAGTTCTATAGATTATGTTTATAATATGATAAACCGAGAAAGTATCAGAAAACAAATAAGAAGCATGTTAAATGATAATATTGCATACGCTATCGTTAAACTACAACAGTTAAAAGCTATTATAGTAGATGATGCTGGTAATATAACAAGTAATCGTTACTTGCCTTCAGATTTAATTAAAAAATATATTTATGGTAAACAATCTGCTAATGTAAATGAACTAAGCGGTAATGATTATTATAGAGCTATTGGTTCTGCGGTAATACAAGGTATGTCAGATATATCAGAATTTGAGAAATTGTGTCACGGAGATATTGCATATCATAAAAATATCGACGGTGTAACTAAACGTTATTCAGGTATTGTTTCTACAACTTCTCTTACTTCAGAGAAAGGTACTATGAGAAATGCGTTTGACGAAGAAGATAGACTATTCGATAGCAACACATATAATTCTGTTACTTTGAACACCACAATGGTTGTAAATCAAGCTAAATATAAAGGAGAAGCGTACAGAGCTCTTGGGTTACCTGAGAACATGGTTAAAATATATTTAGAAGATAATAATATAAAGGTAAATATTGACACTTCTGATGTATTAGATGCTGATGGTAACATAAAAGATAATTATCGTAAAGCTAAATTGATAAATCGGTTACTGCAATTTAGAGAAGAACGACGTTTGAAAGTAATGATCAACGGAGAACCAATGTCTGATGCATAGTTATTAGATGTTGCAGTAAAAGATTTTGAAAACAGATACGAAGGTTATCTTAAAAACGACCCATCGGATGCTCAAAGTTGGGTTACCAGTCAAATGTTTAGAGCTTTACAATAGCGAAAAGGGGCGTGGAACGATGTATCTGAAGCTATATATAATCTACTTACTTATTATGACAAATTCGGATCTGACAAGCTTACTCCTAGAACTATAAGACTTATTTAGGATAATATATGTAAAGTGCTTAATATAAATTATGACGAATTAGTAAAAAAAGCTAAGGCATACGATGCTAATAAAACTAATTTGAACAGTAAAGAAGTGCGCGATTATAAAGGGTGGATTTTTGGTATTGCTGATAAATTCAAATTTGAATCGCCATCTCTTAAGTATATTTACTACGGATACGATTAGGGTAGAATGGATGGACTTGTTACTCCAATTTATGATAAATCTTCTTATAAAGTATTATGGAAAATTGAAGTAGAAGGACATGAAATACAACAGTTATACGATTTTATGCAAGATAGTAATGTAGACGTGGTTAAACAAGAAACTGCCGTTAAATCAGGAGGTTTACCTAACTTTGAATTGTTCGATTTAAACGGTAAGGTGGATAGAGCTGCACTAAATGCTTCAGTAATTCAATCGCAATACTTTTCTTTGTTAGGAGACCAGCTTAATACAGCTTCACATCACACAAACGACGCTAATCTATTGACTCAATTTATGAAAGTGGCAATGATGAACACAAATAAAGACAGACGATATAGAGTTAATGGTGTTACAGTTGATGGTCAAATGCTTCAGACATTCTATAAAGCGATTCTAGATGAACTTACTAGAAGAGGGTCTGTTAAATTTAACAAAAAATGGGGTATAAACGATAACGGAGTTGTTGATAAAAAAGCTTTTATGAAGTCTTTATAGACCATGGCTCAAACTGAGAATCTTCCAGCTGAAACAGTAGCTGCTTTCCAAGTCGATGAAAACGGTGAATTTAAAATACACCCAGCAGCAATGCCAAATATTGCTTGGATAATGTCTCGTATTCTTGCTCAAATGGGTGATACTATAATAGATACTGTTACTCCAGGTAAAGCTTTGTATCAGGTAACTAGTGTTGGTTATGATAATTTCATGAATTTGAAGCAACATGCTGACAAACATCTATATATGCCTGGGGAAATTGATTCTAACGGCAATATTCATCAAAGAATGCAAGTTAGATTGTCTATAAATTTCTTTGACGATGTAATATAGGAAGCTAAACGTAATAAAATTAAAGGATACGATTTTGATAACTTTGAAGATCAGCGCAGGTTCATACTAGATAATAAGGAATTATTTGCATTATCATATCGTGTTCCTACACAGGGGTAGAATTCAACTATACCTGTTGAAATAGTAGATTTAGTACCTAGTCTTAATGGTAGCATGATCCAATTCCCTTCTGGTATTACTGCACTTACTGGTTCTGACTTTGATATTGATAAAATGTTCTTAGCTAGATACAATTATGAAGTTGTTAATGGTAAAATGCAAAAAGTTAAGTATGATATAAATGAAGTGATGAATAATATAAACAGCACCGATTCCAAAAAATTACAAAATTTCTTATTAGATATGTATCAAGGTGTGTTGACTTCTTTAGATCATGCGTTGGCTACTAGTACTCCATTGGACGTTGCTACAGGACCTATTAGTACATTTGCCAAGAAAGAACTAGAAGAATATTCTGGAGGTAAAGCAGACGGATTACCTGATAATTTAGACGGATTTTATCTTAACCCAGTATTCCAAACAAGGTAGAAAAAGCTTAATTCAGGGTCTGATGCCGGTATTGGTCCTATGGCGTTAAATAGTGTATTCTAGTTCTTTGTTCAGATTGCTAAATTAGATATGCGTAAATTCCCAATTATTGAGCAATTGAGATTATAGAAATTAGGAGAAACTTTTGATAGATACGGTGAAGAAATATTGGATTCAACTTCAGGTCTTATTAACGCGTTTGTAGATGCTGCTAAAGATAACTATATCGGCAACGCTAATGTTAACGCTTATACTTTTGATGTAGTAGCTATGCTAATTGCATCTGGGTTTGGTAATGACACGTTTGCATTCTTAACACAACCTATCATAAAGGAAATTTCTGATAACTGGTTGACTTATAAACAAGGACTCATTGGTGTATCGGATTAGGAAAAAAGAGGTACGTATTTTATGGATTCTGTGATAGAAGATTATAATGACAGATTAAAGTCCTTAGGTGATGAAAACATACCAGAAAAAGAATATTCAGAACTGACCAAACACGATGTATTAATGGGCAATCTTAAACCTAAACATGACGCTAGATGGATTAAAGATTAGCTTACATACGCAAGTATGTTTAGACAATTGTATGAATTAGCAAAAGAGTACCACAATGCTATTTCAAATGCTCAGATTGATACTAAGAAGTACGGTGTTAACATTAACCAATTACTTTCTTTTATTCAAGGTGTGAACCAATTCAACTCAGAATATAATATTGCATTTAGTAATCCTAGAGATATGTATGATAATACGTTCTTAGGAGCTAAGTATACTAAGGGAGTTATGGGTATATTTGACACATTTAGTAAACTATTACCTGAATTTTCCAAAGTATATATTGATGCAGCTAATGAACTTAGTAAAGAATGGGGTTTATATGGTAGACAAAGTAAAGAATTCCTAAGAGTGGTTGGACCTAAAATAAAAACTGTACTTTATTTGCCATTCTTTAATCAGTATATAATTGAGAGATTTGGCGGAAAAGCTTTAGCAAAGTTAACATATGGTGAAAATAGCGTTCCTGGAAGATATGAAGCTATTAAACGTAAAGCGTTACGTAGAGGTGAAGGAATAGACTTGTTCAACGCTGTTAAGTATAACAAACTTGGAGATGTCAAAGTTCCTCAATTCATGTTGGTTACACAACAGTTTAAAGAAGATTCTGACGTTAAAAATAATGTCCAGTTAGCTTTAAGTGAATTATTCAATAGCACTGATCCTGAAATAAAACAATGGGCTGAAGATTTTGCAGTTTATATGTTCTACGTATCTGGTGGTACTGATTCAAATGCTGGTGGTATTGTTAGAACTACAGTATACGATATTATTCCACCACAGTACTTAGCTAACTTAAGAGCTGGTGGGAAGACGTTTAATTAGTATATTGCTGAGAATGTCATGAGTAGAACAACAGGTATGACTAATACTGAAAAAGACCAAATAATTAGCTTATTAGCTGTATCTGATGACAATTATGTTCCTACTATATCTCCTAGAAATCACAAATATGTAATCAAAAGAGTTGTTGGTAATGATGTGATTACTATTACTAAAGGATCCAATTCGTTATTTAATAGAAGTACTAATACTTATAGTCCTTTTATTAAAATAACCACTTCTAATGGATATGACTTATATCGTCTTGGAGAAAAAGTGTCTTCTATTTCTAAAAAAACAGGTACAACATTTTCTAATCCCGTATATTATAAAGTTAATAAACTTGGATATAAGAGTAATAAGAGACAGTCGTTTGCTTTAAGAGCTGATGGTTACATTAGTGAAGACGGCACTATAAGGTCTTTACTGTGGTAGGATAATGATTTTAATAAATTGGGATTCAATAGTTTGAATGAGAAAGAATAGTCTATTTATATGAATAATACTAATACTACTCTAGATAAGATAGATGATGCTTTAAGTGGAAGTATAGATTATTCTAAATATTTCAATTCTCAAAAAGCCAATGATGATTCTGAACAGCAAAGAGCTTTAGTAGATACTGTAGATGCTGTGTATTTTATAGCGGACAGTTCTTTCAGTTATCATTTGCCAGTTAGAGACTATGCTAGATTTAAAAATAAAGAATTTTATGTAATATCTATAGATTAGACTGAAATACCCACAGCAAATGGCTAGAAAATAGCAATCATTGGTGATTCTGCAAATACTGCTATAGAGATATACAAAAACAATTCTGATAAATAGATATATACGTTTGTAAATTATTTCGGCGAACAGTCTTCTGTATTTTAGGCGCTGTACAATTAGATAGGTGATGAGTTAAATAACAATAAAGAATCTGAGGATAGTGATTAGAAAGGTAGTGCTATTAAAGATAAATGTAAAAATTAATTAATATGACTCCGTTTTGTCCAAATTTTAGTAATAAACAAGTAAAGAAAGAGTTTGAAACTCTTGAAGATATGGTTGGAGAAAACCAAGCATATTATTTGTGGGATAAATATGAAGGTGATTATGCAAAAGCTTCTTCGGAGGCTTTTGCGCAATTGCGCAAACAAGTATATTCTAGACCTGACGCTAAAACCCCGTAGCAGTTTAGTAGTTCTCAAAGAATGGCATATATCATGCAACAGCTGTATCCAGAAATAGAACTGAAATTTGTAGAAGCCATAGAGGGTGGATATGCTGGGTCTATTGATTTAGATGCTATGCAAGCGTTGATAGATATGACTAAATCTGGAAAAGATACCATTCCCCACGAATACGCTCATTACTATGTAGAAATGTTTTCCAATGCCCCAATAATTAAAGAAGGTATTGAAACATTTGGTGGTAAAGAACAGTTAGTACAAGCTGTAGGTATTAGGGTGGCTAATATGAATGGCGAAGCTAGAAGTTGGTGGTAGAAATTCAAAGATTTTGTTAAAAAACTGTTTGATAACAAATATGCTAAACAAGCTTTGCTTGCCGAAATTACAGATAGTTTTTTGATTCGTAAACAGCTAGGAGATACGTAGAAAGTATCTGGAGTGTTTCATCAAGAAATACCATCTGTGGATTAGGTAAGAAAGATACTACAAAATTTAGCAAATACTGTCACTTTTGATGAAGTAGAACATAGGTTTACAGATAAAAAAACTGGTAATATATTAACTTCTGTTACAGGTTTTAAAGAAAAAGCCAATTATGACAATTATGATGCGTCACTAGAAGATCAAACGTAGGCTAAAATATCTTAGGAAGCTAGAAATAATGGTACTAATATACATGCTGTTTTAGAAGGAGTATTAAAGGGCAATTTAGATATACAACGATTTACAGATAGTATGTCTAGGGAAGCTATAAAAGGCTTAATTGATGTAGTTAACCACATTAAACAAAATTATGACTTTGTTGCATCTGAAGCAGTATTAGCTGACCCTAAACATGGTGTTGCTGGTATTGCTGACTTAATATTGAAAGATAAGAAAACAGGTGAGTATGTATTAATGGATTTTAAAACTAAATTAATAAATTATAATAATAAGAAAAACGACAAAGGATATCTGGTCAATGAAAAAGGATCAAGATTGAGAGGTTTTTTGTTTTCTACTAGTAAAAAATTTAGACTAAAATCTGAAAAAGACGGGTACGATTTTCAGTTATCTGCATATAAGTATATACTATAGCAAAATGGTATACCTATCTCTAAAGTAGGTATTATACCTATTGTGTATTCTGTTGATAAAGGTAAGATAAGTAAAGCAGGATTAAGTACTGTATTTGGTACTAATGAAGAAGCTAATAGTCAAATGAAGAAAGAAGGCTTCTATCAGATAACACAATCACAACAAACTAAATTTGATGTTGAGTATAATATATTTGGTGATAAAACTATTTTTGGAAAAGATACTGAAAAAGTGGATCAAATGCTCAAAGAGCTTACTAATTTGATGAATACTATATAGAAAAAACTAAGTATTCAAGAACAGGTTCTTAAGCTACGCAGAAGTTATCGTACCCAAGCTAAAGATGCTGCAAATCTGTTAGAAAAGATATCAAACATGACAGAATTAGACGCTTTACTTTAGTACACTAATTATGCAGCTGATCATTTAGGTAGACTTAATAAACAGATATAGGAAAGATATAAACAAGGGAAAGATGCTAAATGGGATTTAAATGTATTATAGAGCTATAGAGAAATAGCATCGTCTTATGATATAGTAAATAGAATATCAGGATTGGCTAATAGGTATTCTGATATATTTGGAGACGATAATGTGAGAGCTATAGAAACTGCTTGTAATAAATTATAGTAGGCACAACGAAACATATTAGATGCTTGTGATACAATTGGTTCTAAACTATATTTAAATGAAATTCTACCATACGTAGGTATAGTTAGATATAGAATTAAAAACGAAGAAAGAAAGAAGTATATAGAAAACAACCCAAAAGGTCCTAACGAATCAGATAAAGATTTTAATTTGAGAGTTCAACAACATATAGAACAGTATTTAAGAGATAACAGTAATGATATAGAGTATCAAACTAGAGAATGGTTAGATGCTCAAAGACATGTAGCTGAATCTGGGTTTGAATGCAATTCTATATTAGCTAACTTTGGTACAGTTTATGAATCTAAAGATCCTTTTGTACAAGCTATAGTACAAAGATTCGATTTTGCAATTAGTGATAAAGAACAGCGAATGATTAAATTAAGAGCTTAGATAAGTAAAGTACTAAAAGAATACAAAGCAAAGTATGGTACTACCAATTTTAGTGACCTGAGAAAGGTGTTTGATGATTTTGTAGAAGTAACTGACAATGGCGTTATTTACTTGGTTAATCCAATTGGTGGAGAGTATTTGCAAGCATCTAAAAAAGAACGTAACAGAATATTCTCTGATGGATCTTTAACTTTTTAGGAACAGCAAGCAGCTTGGGAAGAATGGCTTAGAACAAACAATCCTATATTTGACATTGAAGGTTACAATAGACAAATGGATGAAGATTTAGCATCTATATTAGAGCCATTGGATGAAGAAAAAAGAAAAAAAGTTATACAAAATGCTAAACTTAGTGCAGATAAAAGAAAATCTTGGTTTTCTATGTATAAAGACGGTACTATTACTGCTGATATAAGATAGGAATTAGATGATTTGACACGAGATTTAGATGAAAAGTATCGTAAACCTAATCCTGCTATATATAAAAATGCTAAGTATGTGGAGATGTTAAAATACAAAGACTCTAATGACCCTAAATGGTAGTTGTATAAATTATTTTTAGATCTTATAAAAACATATGATTATTCAATGCCACGTTCATTACGTCTTAACTTTAGGTTACCTAGCGTTATTAAGAGAGGTGTTGAAAGAGTAAATAGCGATGGTGTAACGTCAACAATAAAGAACTACTTATAGACAGAAATGCTACCTATGCAAGACGATGATATCCGTGGTACTTTTGTTGACGAAAATGGTAAACGCATACGGCAAATTCCTATGTATTATTATGCAGAAGGGATTATAACAGAAGATGAACAATCTTTTGATTTACCTACTATCTTTTATAAATGGGCTGATGCTGCTGATACTTACTTAGTTAAACGTGATTTGGAGTCTTTAATACTGCAAACATAGGCATTGTTAGCTAGTAGAGAAACTCAGGATAATGTTATTTCTTTGTTAAAAGGTAATAAAAATAAAGTATCCAGTCATAAAGTTAATACTTAGAATTAGTTTGATTCTTGGGTGGATTAGGTGTTCTATGGAAATAGAGTACAAGATATGGGTAAAATTAAATTACCGTACTCTGATAAAGTAATAGATACTGCTAAATTAATAAAATGGATAGTTGGTATGTCTAATAAGAGAGTAATGTCTGGTAATATGGTAGCAGCACTCAATAATATATTGGTGGGTGAAGTAAATCAATTAGAAGAAGCTGTTGCAGGACAGCATACTACGAAAGAAGACTATGCTAGAGCTACTAAAGAATTTGCTAAGAACTTTTACGGTTTACTAGCAGATGTCAATAAAGCTGTACCACAGAATAAATTAAATTAGTTGGCTGAATGGTTTGGTATATTTGAATCAAATAAGAATTTATCATTAGAAGGTTTTATGAGACATTCTGTTAGCGATATCTTATATACTCCGAATAAGATGGGTGAGCATGAGATGTAGATCAGATTCCTAACTGCTTGTTTGATGACTATGAAAGCTAAAGACGATAATGGTAAAGTAATAGGTAGTATGTATGATTATGTAACTTTTGATGAGAATAATTAGTTAGTAGTAGATGATAAAGTTGCTAATTTTGATAAAATGTAGCAAAACTTATTTTCACTCAAGGTTAGGAAGGTACTAATTTCACTGCACGGTAATTATAGCGATAGAGCATCTGTAGCTGCTGAATCTCAATGGTATGGTTGGATTGGTTTGTCTTTACGTAGATGGATTGAACCTACTGTAATGAGACGTTATCAAAAGAGATATTACGATTCTGTGTTCGATACTGAAATAGGTGGTATGCATAGAGATTTTGCTTCTTGGCTGTTTAGAAATGAATATACAGCTGGTATGATAAATTTCTTTGCTACTAATATATTTAAAGCTAAACAACTTTAGATAGAGGTGATGAAGTGGAGTACTATGACCGATGACGAGAAGAGAAACGTAATTAAGTCAGCTATTGAATTTTCAGTTGCAGCTTTGAGCTATGCTATATTTGCTTTAATTAATCCTGGAGATGATGATGATCATGACTTTGGATAGGAAATATTGTGGGTAATAAAGTATTAGGCTTATAGATTATTTACAGATATGACTTTCTATGTCTTACCTACTTCTTTTACTAAGCTTTTCCAAGATCCTTTTCCTGTTATGAGTTATATAAATGATATACTTAAGTTATTTATGCAGATGTTTGATCCTTTTGAAGAATATAGTACTGGTAAACATTTAGTATCTAATAAGTTGCTGGATCAAGCAATTAGACTTACTCCAGGAGCTAAACAATTAGGTCGTATAGGTAACGCTTCATAGGAAATAAACAATTTCTTACATTAGAGATGATTTGTAATATAATTCGAGGTTAGGTTGGTACTAATTCTTTGTGGCTATAAAAAAGATAAAGGCGGATTAAAATCCGCCTTTTTTATTGGTATATTGTTTAGATTTAGAATAGCTTCATTTAATTTTGGTTTAACAGAATATGAATAATTGTATCCGTTAAAAAAATGTGTTGCTATTTTTCTAGCTTTACTACTTATTGGTCCCCAGTGGTCTAATATTTTATTTTGAGTTTGTATACTTACTTTGGTGTACTCTCCGTTTAGTAAATGTGTAAAATCTTTTTTTAGTTGCGGGGGTATAGTAAATGCTATGACTTTGTAAGCGTTTCCGTTTATTAATTCTGTATATTCAGCATATGAATTTTTGTTTTTCTTAAATCTCACTTTAAGTTCATTCGGAAAAGCTCCTCTGTCATAGCATATAATTATTTTATTTTCCCATTCTGGTTTATTGGTGTCAGCTACGTATATTCCAAGTGTGGTTTTATTTAGCCATTTTAAACTGTTTTCTTCTTCTATTAGTGGTAGTAAGAATAGTTTTGTTGCTATATTTAACCACAATTTTTTGTCTTTCATAACATTTACAGCTCTTCTGTTCCATCACCTTCGTAGTACTCAAGTGTATGGTCCCATTGATCTGTACTGATATGTTCTGAGATTCTTCGGAGAGCTTCTGATATTGAAGCGATCTTTTCATTGAGAGTAGTATCATTTTTCATATTGAATACTCTAATCTCATTGTTAGCATCTTTACCTATTGCAATAATATATGCTTCAAAATCATATTCTTCAGAATTAAGATTTAATACTTCTTGCATATACCATTGGATTGCTAATCCATAATAAGCAATTTGCCTATAATAATCGTATTCTTCTACTGAATGTTTAAAATTATATACATTTACAGTAGTTTTTAAGTCAATAAGAATTATCTTCTTGTTAACATGATCAAAGCATACTCTGTCTAATAGAGATTTACATTTGATATTATGAAATTTTTCTACTTCCCAATTAATATGGAACTCATTATGAGTTTCAAAAGTAGATGGTAAATTAAACAACAGCTCGTTCGCTTTTTTATGATTCTGAATATTCTCTTTTATCTTTTTGAGCATTTGTAAATCAGCAAAGCTAATTATCTTTTTATTTTCATCTACTTTACTTAAATATTCTAAGTAATTTTGATAAATCATAATAAGACCTTCAGCTTCTTCAATACATTTCTCATCAGATTTCTTATTACTATAAGCTTTTTTATAAGCAGATAGTTTAAGCTTATCTTGAGATTCTAATGGATTTACTTGCATAAGTCTATGATACTCATCTAATAAATCCTTTTGCTGTTTTACTTTAGGTGTTGCAAAATCAAGAATAATATAATCTTTCCAGAATTCTTCTGGTTGAAGTAAATATTCATGAATCATAGTTCCTTTTTCAAGGAAATTATAGTCTAATTTTGCTACTTTACCTTCTTTGTAATCTTTTAGACCTTTTGGTCCATTTTTAAGAAAATATCCAATATCACTATTAGAGTAACGAGACATATCCTCATAGTAAGGAGTATCAATTACCATCTTGTTCATACTTAATCCTCCATGTCGCTAATTACAGCTGACTCAGGAACTTCTGCTGAAGTATCCCAAACTAATTCATCTTCTTTATCTTGTTGTAGTTCAACTTCTTTAAATGTCTTAAGCCAATCCGCTACATTATTATTGTATGCTTGACTAATAAGTTTATCTAAGAATGCTTGTTCTACTTGTTTCTTTTCTTTTTCTGTCATAATATCTAACACTACAAATTCATAATTCTTTTTAAAACGATAACAACTATTCAATCTAGAACAATTGTATCTTCCAGAATTTACGTCACTAGATCCATCATGCCAATGTCCATATAAATGATATTTACTCTTTCCAAAGGAGAAAACATCTAGAGCTTCATTACAAAATGGATTATCATGTGTTAATAGTATATCACACTGTGGTATATCTTCATAAGTATCAAATCTACTAAATGCCCATCTGTCCTCTTGAAATTCAATTGGTTTAATCCAAGGAGATCCGTAGAATTTAACACCTTCATATATATACATTTCATCTATAAGAAATACTAATTTACCTTTAGATAAAATTTGCATATTATCTTTAAAAGAACCCCATTCATTTAATTTATACTTATATTCTAAGTAAAAATCATGATTACCTGGTATAATAATTACCTTCTTACAAGGTAATTTATCTACCCACTTTATGAATTTTGTTTCCCACCAATGTTTAGATGCTTCAATATTTCTTTGAGCATTTAATGTTACTACATCACCGCATATACATAGTACATCACACTCAGGTATATTCTCAATGAGATTACCATGTATATCACTTATACCGCATATTTTCATGTTTATATAAGTTAAAAGGCTAGAATATATCTAGCCTTATTTGTTTTCATGCTGCATCACAACATTCGTAATCATCATCACTATATTCATTATCTTCATTATCATACTCATCGTTATATTCTACAGTATCACTAACTTTAGTTGGTATATTTTTAGTAGAGATATTCATAATGTTTATGATTTCCTGAAGACTAATATCTTCATCTTCTAGCATTTTGACTTCACTCATGAAAGAAACAATGTTATCCATAGAAAGTAGTTTAATATTCTCTTTACAGAATTTTACTACTTCTTCTTTGTTCTTAATACCAAAATCATCAGCCAACATCGGTAAGAATGCAGCATTTTCATCAGGAGAATATCGACGTAAATAACGAATACGTGAACAGCGATCTTGCATATACTGACTAACTCGGCTTAAGTCATTGCAAGTCATAATTACTAGTTTCTGTGCAGTCTTTTCAACTCCATCTAAGAAATCTAGCATATACTCAGTTTTGAAGTTCTTTTCAACTTCATCAAACAAAACACATACTGGAGTAGTAAAGGACTTAAAAAACTTAATAAGTTTACCTTCTGGATAATCAGGATTAACTACAATAATAGGTAAACCTGATTCCTTAGCTAATATTTTTGCCATTACAGTCTTACCTGTACCTTTAGTACCAGCTAGCATTACACCAGTAGTATTTGTATTTGCTTTATTAAAATAGGTTATAATACGCTTCTTAAATATATCATCTGTTTTAGTAGAATAGACTTTCTTTGGTAGATTTAATTCACCATTTTCCTTAAATATAGGTGAATCTTCCCATCTATTCCAACTCAGATCATATACTTTACCAGGTATCAAATCATAATCAGCACCTTTAGGTTTTGCAATTATCTGTTCTCCTATTTTAATAAATTCATTCTTTGTCATAATCTGAAAATTTAAGATTTTAATTTGTTGATTAACTCATCAACTTGTTTTTTATTCTTTACTAAATAAAATTTAGTATCGGGTTCATTCAAGCTTAAATAATACTTGAATAGTTTTTCTCTGTTTGCCCAAGAATCTGTAGCAAATCCTTTGCATTCTATAACAAAACCATCTCCTACAAAATCTGGTAAATAAGTAATAGCTCTAACTGTAGAGTTATTATATACAAACTTAGGAAGTAAAGTATATCTGTGCTGTTCATATTCAGCTGATATACCTGCTTCCTTTAGTTTCTAATACGTATAAGCTTCTAACTTAGATCGAAATACTATTCCATCTATTTCTTGTTTAGTAGCATTACGCACTTTCTTGTTTAAGGCTTGCTTTAGCATAGTCAATATAATGTTGTACACTATCTTTAGTTATTTTAAACGTTTCAATTCTTTCAGAGAAATTACCATTTTCATCCGTAAATCCTACTGAATATAAGAAAGAATAGTCTTTATTATACTTAATAGCTTTAAACATTTCTATAATTGAATTTCCTATAAACTTACGTTTTTTATTCCATTCAATAAATTCTCCATGCAACAATACACTTACTAATTTGATTGGAATCAATAATAACTTTCCAAGTATTAGAGCTAAATCAAAAGGTAATGCTATTACTTTACCTATAGTTTTTAATAGTTTCATTTAACCAATTTTTTATTTCTTCAAAGTTATTTGCTTTAACAGCATCAGATATATCTTTAGCTTTGAATTTTTTGTTAATAAACATTGCTTCTAAGCCTGTTTCTCGGCTTAATTTGCGACTTCTTTTTACTCCAGCTACGTCTCTATCAAATAGTATTATAATACGCTTAAAACGCGTCTTAAGTTGCTCTAATACATCTTTAGGTAGAAATGTACTCTCTGAAGATGGAGAAACTGCTGGATAACCCATTTCATGCAAACACATAACATCTTTCATGGACTTTGTGATAAATAATATATCACCTTTCTGAGGCAACTGCTCATAGCCTTGGATATCATAGTCTGTAAGATTGTTTCTCCACTTAGTATATTTATCTGCTAATGGTCTATATATCTTAAAGTTATTATAGATCTTATATGCATACATTGGATTTTCTCGTTTATAAGTACCCTTTACTATTCCGTTACATAAATAATATTTAATACTATTTACATTGAATTTCTTTAGAGTATTTATAGAAATATTAAACTGTTTCCAGTAATTGATATCTACGTCAGTAAATTCCTGACGTACTACACCAATTACTGTTTCAGTTGGCGGTATATATTGCTTAGAGCTAACGAGTTTAGTGTTGTTAGTAATATTTAACTTATCTACTATATCAGATAATATATCATTATATTCTGTTTTACCAGTAAATAATGACACAAATTTAATTACATTACCACATTCACCTGTTCCATGATCTTTAAAAAGTAGTTGTTTAGTACGTTTACTATAGTAAATACCAAAGGATGGATTTTTATCCTTCCTAAATGGACTATTATATATCATACCTACTTTAAATTGACCTATATATTTTGCATATATATCATATTCTGTTACTTTAGAAAGTATCCAATCTAGAGTAATATTATCTGGGAGTTTTGCTCGCTTTCTACTATACATATGCAATCTGTTTTAGTTTGCTACTAGTCGTGGAATCGAACCACGCCTATCCAGAGATAGATTTTTATTTCTGCTGTGCAGGCTCACGCTTCCATAAATTATCTAATATCCTTAAATTGATAGTGCCATATAGGATTGTTACAGATCCTCCTAGTAGTTGAAACTATTCTTCTTTATTAAATAGTTTCGATATTCTTTCTATAGTTGATTCTGCATCTTCATCAGTTAAAGCTTCGCCTGTCTGAATGTAGATGTCAGAAGTTGTTTCTTTCTTCATTGGTCTAACTGAATGTCCGTATCCCCAATTCATTTTAAATTTAGCATTCCAGAATTTAAACATCCAGTATCTAAAGAACCAAGGAGATATTGCTGTAAGTATTTGTCCTTTAATTAAAGGATCTTCAAACTTTTTAATTATAACTTCAACTCCAAGAAATCCTATAGGTTCTTCATTAAAATAACCAGGATCTTCATTATCTGCATATGCAGATATTTGTACTCGGTATCCTTGAGATTCTAGCATATCTATAATTCTCATAGCGGTATATGCACGAACCATAAGAGCTTGAGCTGAACACCAGCAATTCTCACATATAGAAATATGAAGCTTAACGAACTTACCAGTACCTATACCATGTGTAGGTATTCTTTTCTTTAGGCAAGGTAGACCTTCTATGTACCGATCAAAGTTCATATCATCTCCATCAGAATCATCGTATTTATATTTATGTTTACGACCTCCTAGATTTATATCCTTTTCTATTTTCTTTAAATTATCTAAACCTTTGGTATAACTATATTTAGAATCATGTATTTCTGCTATAGATAATCCTCTAAAACAAGGATCATCGCTATTTTCAATATTATTTATTTCAGCAGGATTACCTCCTTCAATATTGTCACATTCTCTGTAAAATTCATCTAATGAATTTATATTAATATTTAAATTCAGTTTTTTCATTACGCTGCTGTTTTAAGTTCCATTGTTGAAGTAGAATTTGAAAAACGGTTACGTATAAATTCAATTGTTGAATCAACACTTTGTCTAGTTTTATTTTCTTCTACTTTTTGAATATATTGTTTTACTATATTCTTTTCGGTATCAGACCAGTTAATAATAAGCATATCTTTCCAGTCTGACATACCTACTTTCTTCATCTTTTCTGCTGCTTGAATCATACGAGTAGATGCAATACGGCGTAATGAATTTATTTTAATGCAATTACGTAGTAAATAAATATAATCTACTACTTCGTGATCAAATTGTGACTCATATTTAACAGAGTAATTTACTTCAATTATTGCTCCAGTAAAACGGTCAATTGTTGAAGCATCTAGTTGGTTATTAGCAACATACTGACGATCTGCTCCATTACCAAAAGTATTTGATGTAGCAATAATGATACATTCAGGATGTCGTAAAACAGTACCTGTAGTAGTCTCTATTTCACCGTTTGCCAATGCTGCATTAATAACCTGTGCTACAGATGGATCGAGCGCAGTCATCTCATCTATAAGGATTATTGACTTCTTAGCATAGAATTCAGCAAACTTAGTTGCTTCACGAGTAGGATATTTATATCCTGTAAATTCTGTTGCAGAAGTACCAATACCACAAGAAATACATAAGTAAGGAATATCTAGTTCTTTAGCTGTATTACGAGCTATAGTTGATTTACCACAACCAGCTGGACCAACCATCCAGATGTTATTCATACCTGCTTTAATTAAACTTTTAAGCTTGTCTTCTGGTTCTAGTGAACTAAATGAGAATTGAATTTTCTTTAATTCTTCTTTTTCCTTTTCTTCTTCCTCTTTCTTTTTAAATTCTTCTTCTAATTTGTTAAGCAATTCTTTGATTTCTGTTTTACTTCCAAATTGTTCTAGTGCTTTTTTCTCTATTTTTTTCTTCTTTTTGAGATCTGCTATATTAGCTATTTTAATAGCTCCACTACATACTTTGTACTCTTGTCCAGTACAATTTGTCATAGTATATTCTCTGGATTGTCCTTTCTTTCCTTTTACTTCTGAAGTTAATATTAAGAAAATACCTTGCTGTGCTTGTTGTTTTCCTTTAGGATTGTTATATTTTATACTACCATAAAATCTATTTCCAGGTTTTAAATCATGAACATTTGTGTTACTATTAACTAAAATATTATTTTCAGGTGTATTATCTTCTTGATTTTCAATCTGTTTATCATGCTCTGTAGCTTCAGATACTTCAGTATCTTGAGTTTCCGTATTTGCATCTACAGGATCTTTTAATTTTTGCTCTTTCGCACTAGACTTTGCAGGTTGATCTTTTTCTATATCTTGAATATGTTCTATTTCTACCATGATGATTTATTTTAATGATTAAAAAAGAATAAGGGTAGCTTTTACACTACCCTTATTTATTAATAATGATCTACTTTATATTAAAACGGCAGATCATCTGTTTTATCTGTAAAAGCTTGTGTATTAGTAGTAGATGAAGTTGTACTAAACGGATTATCGTTTTTTACTTCTTTATCAGCTACAACAGGCTTTGTAAATTGGTCAATATTTAGCATAGCAATAGAAGATGATTTACCTTCTGGCAATTCCATAGGTTCAATAAAAGTATACTTAGCATAATTAGGTAAAGTAGTATATCCTTTATCATTGTATACTATTTTCGCTCTAAGTTTTTTACTCTTATCTACTTTGTTCAGCATATCAGTAATCCACTGAGCAAACTGTTCAAAGCTTTCTCCATTAAAGTCAAGCTCTTCATCTTTATAGTAACAGTTAAGTATCTGCAACATACGAGAATACTGCTTATCCATTTTTGTCTGGAGTTGTTCTTCTGTAGTTACAAACCCACCAAGTGTAGGTTTCCACTCTGTATGGGTTAATGTTGCTCCATCTTTCTCAAAAACAATTTCTAAGAATTGATTACCATTCGGAGAAACTTCTGTTTTTACACTCTTCAATACTACATTTTCAATAATACCAGCGGGAATATACTTAATATCACTTTTGCTAATACTTGCTGCACGTTCTTTACTATATGTCATAATTTCAATATTTTAATTTTTTATTCCGGTAAAAATATTCTATCCATGTGAAAAGTAATGTTATTATTTTCATCACTTTCCGCTACTACAATTTTCTTTCCTCTAAGATGTAAAGCTCTAGCTTCTCTTACAGTTCCTTCACCACCTTCAAATGAAATAATCGTTTCATTTTTCTTTCTATAGCAATATCCAATAGCATCTGCTTCTCCACAAAGTATATCTCCTAGTTTTCCAGTAAGATCTATTGCTATTTCAGTAACATCTTGTCCATCGTAGTTAACCATTTTATCTTTTAAATGTGTAACTAAGATTAATGATTCACATAAATCTCTGAACATATCAATTACTTTTCTAACAGCAGTACGTAAAAACTGGTATCCACTACCTTGTGCTAGTGTACGTACATCAGTACCTTGCCAGTTTTTACCTTGTGGAGTTTGCTTATAAAGTATTGCTGCGTAGTCTAGACACATCTCTTCTAATCTAGTAGCATTGTCGATAGTAATATATTTATATGGAAATTTTCCATTATTGTTCTTAATTTCATTTCTTAAAGCATTTGCAATATCTGCGAAATCTTGAATAGATCTTGCTTGGACTACCATAGCAGATAATGCAGTATATCCATTTTCAAGATCAATTACTAAATTATTTTCGAGAGATGCAATACAAGAAGATTTACCAGCCTTAGGTCTTCCGGCTAAAATTAAAAACTTCGGATTCACCGTTTGTGGTGTACTTTTCTCTTTTGGTAGTATTAACATATTAAAATAGGTTAATTCTTTACCTGTGAGATTCTGAAATTATCTGACAAAAACTGAAATTTTTACACAACGTAAAGTTATTCGTTATTCATTGTTGAGAATATTGTTAACAGTAGTACTGTTACTAATATTAATAATAACATTTACTATATTATTTTTATCTGCTTTACGATAGTTATTCAAAAACAGACTAGGATTATCAATAGGAATGATTGTATAACCAATTTGAATAAACTTCTGGTAAATACGTACAGGTTGACCCATGTAAGTAAAATCGTAACCACGATCTTCTTCATAGTCTTCCATAATCTTAGCATATTCTGCTAATCGTTTTAATGCTAAATCAAATTCTGAAATAGCATCATATTGACGCAACTTAAATGCTCGATTTGCGAACGGACATGTAAGTGAATTATCATATGAACATGTCGGTCGATAATATTTTTTATTGAATGCAGAGAAATGTGCATTTCGGTTGCATCCAAAACATAGCAAGTCTTCAGGACCTGCATATGATATACTGTATTCCGGATCTTCCGGAGTGTGAATTCCATACCATTTAGCAAACGGTAAGCGGTTTTTAACTTCGTTTAATATACGATTTTTCAAAGAACCCTGAGGGTCAATATTTTGTTTCGGAAGTTTAATTGTAAAACCTTTCATAATCAGCCTTTTTTAATTTGTTTAAATACTACTTTTTGTTCTTCAGCACTTGCAGTATTTGTTTCAATTAGATTGCCATATTGAAGTTCGTTTTCAAATTCTAATATACAGGGTTCACCATCTCTTACTTTTAAGAAATGCATATAAACCTTATTTTTTACAGGTAGACGACGTACTCCATATATAGCTAGATTAAGTATCTCTGGTCTGTGAACAGCAATAACAAAATCACTAGCTTGAAATATTGCATCAGATGCTGATAAATCACTTCTCATTGGGAAGTGAGTACTTGGATTATTAATTCTATCAGGACTTTCAATATTACGATTCATCTGTGAAAGCTGTATTATACTAGTGTTAGAAAGTTTTTTCTTCTGTATAAACATTTTCTGTAAATCGACTATTGTACTTCTTTCTCCACCTTCTCCATTTACTAGAAGAACGTGGTCTAATACTACTATTAGCCAACGACCGTTAGCTACAGTATTATGAAAGTAATCTATAGTATTACCTATTTCTTCTACATTACATACTTTATCAACAAAGTATATATTGTATTTCTTAATGGTTTCAGCTGCCGATTCAGCTTTTAATAAGTCTTCATCGCTAAGTGTTTCTACTGAACTATATAATTCAGATACAGTTTTCTTAGTTTTATTACTTATTACACGACCAACGTTTCTGTAGTCTACCATCTCTAAACTAAAGTATAATACTACGATATCCTGATTAGGATTAAGATCAATCAAATCCATTACTAACATATTTGCAACTGAGCTCTTACCGCTACCTGATATACCAGCTATAGTAAATATCATATTTGGTTCAATTCCACCAGTGGCTTTATTGAACTTATCCCATCTGGTTTTTAATGATACTATACTATGATTTTTTCTAGCTTTAATGTAGTTTATGGATTTATTTGCTACCTGAGATATTGACTCAAAAGGTAGTATTTTAACGGCATTCTGTTCCGTATTCTCCATAACTTACAGGTGTTTCAGATTCATAACTCATTTGCTCTTCAATAACCTCCCACTCATGTTGAGTGAGCCATTTCCACATCGTCTTCATATAACCTATCTTACCAGTTATCATTTTGTTTTCAATTTCATATTGAAGACATTGAAGAAGGTGTTCGTGCATTGCTCTAGATTTACCTACGATACGATTATATTCTTTACGACACTTATTTATATTAGATCGTAAAAAACCTTTAGTACCATCTGGTCTTAAAACATACACTGGAAATACTTCATAGAACTCATCAAACCATGTCTTATCTTGTTTTACACTTGATAATAGTTTTTCTGTAGGACTATAAATTTTATTATCCCCTGAAGTAGTAAAGGAGATAAGGTCATTGTCGATTAACTCTTGTATGTCGTTTTCACTTATTCGGCTGAGAAACTTGTGAACGTCTTGATTATTACTTTGATTATCATTCAACACAAGAGTTAAAAATACTAACTGATTAATTGATATTTCTCCAAAAATATCTAATAATGTTGTATCTAATTCTAGTATCATAATATAGTACTTTATGAACCAGTCTCTTGATACAATATGATAAAAATCTGTTAAAACAGACTTAGTTGTTTTGTTTTTAAGGTTGCTATTATTTTATTAGCTTCTGTTATATAATAATTATAATTTATTTTAGGATCATCTTTTAAATCATCAAAATTGTTTAGTAAAGTAATACCAGATGCTGTTAACATATTCTGATATTTCTTTATTCCATTTTCAATTTTCCATTTGTATAAAAAATATCCATTTGTTGATGCATAAAATCTATTTGTTCTTTGTTGTTTTATACCATTGTATTCAACTGTCCATTGTTTACCTGTTTTTTCAGATATTAAAAATTTAGTAATATCTTTAATAGTTGGAATAAAGTTTTGTGGTTTTATTCCTTCAAGAAAGAATTTTTCTACAGCTAATGGTATAATTGTAGGAGTTAACCCTTTTCCTAAAATAGTTTTAGTTAAAAATGTTCCTTTTTCTTTTATACCATCTTTTTGTTTACCAAAATAATCATTTACAGCTAATTGATAAAAACATTCAAATTCTTCAGTTTCAAATGTTAATTTACTTATTTTTTCAAAGTTTTTAATAATTTGCTGTAATTCATTATATTTAGCTTTTTTAATACTGTATAAAACACCATCTGTATTTACTTGGTAAATAGTAGCTCCTAATTCTAAAAGCTTCTCACAGAGCATTAAAAGCAGTAATTGACCATTCATTCTAATTTGCAAAACTGCGAATGGAGAATATAACCAACTATATTCATTTTGATAGTTGCCCGTAACAGAGTTTAAAGTTAATTTCTTAGTATCTGCTTCTAATTTTCGTTTAGCTTTTTTAGCATCTATTCTTTCTGTATATACTTTGGTATATATATCTAAAAATACTTCTTTATTTAAATGAGGTGGAATAAAACCGTATTGAATAATTAGACTAGGATATAGTGAATTAGCATCAGAATCTAATAATAATTCGTCTTCTTTTGGAATTATTATTTCAGGTTGATTTATACTGTGTATGCCACCAACTCCA